TAAGTGGACTTAAGAAGTTCTTATTATACGGTGTATTGTCTATCGCTGTTGTAGTAACCATTATTCATTCTCCAAATTGATCACTACTATTTATCATCGCCTCATATATGATTATACTGTAGTTTCCAATATAAGTCAAGTAAAAAAAGGGAGAGCATTTCTGCCCTCCATTAGTTAGCAAGTTGTTCTTGCTGTTTTAATTTATTTATCTTTAACATATTTTAGTGTTTTTATTACTTTTTCTCTATGTTCAGGAGACAATTTACGCCCTAATTTAGCAGCTCTAAGTTTGGCTTTATGTTCTTCAGTAAACACACGACTTTTGTTTGCATTACTTATTGCTTTTTTAACATGTTCTGGGCAAGGTTTCCCTAAATTTTTACCAGTTTTTGATGCTGATATTTTTTGACCAATTGTTTTAATAGATTCGTCCCATTTATGCCAAACATTTCCATTTTTAATATTTAAATTATAATATCTATTTTTTATTTCTTCAGATTTAATCATATCCAAATATCGTTGTTCTTCAATATACATATCTGGTCTATGAGATATATTTGTTTTTAATATACGTCTTTTAAAATCATGAGGTCTTATTTTATAAGCCTTCTTCATCCAAGAAGAACTGCATATATATCCATCATCAACTGTTCCCCAATGACAACCTACATAATATCTTTTATGTTTAAGATCAAACCAAAGATATACAAATCCATATTTTTCTTGTTTCATAAAAAATACTCCCAAAGTTTCCTCTGGGAGTATTTAGTATTTTTATTCGAAAAAAGTTCGAATCACATAAGATTGTTTACGATAACACGACGGTAATACTTGTTACCAGTGTTAGCACCACCAAGAATAAGCTCGCCAAGACCTGAGTAAGTACCTTCAGCGAATGGATTTGCAACCATTCCGTAACGAGTCTTGAAGCCAATCTTAGGTTGGAATGACTGTTGGTCAACTGCACGAACCATTTGTAGTGGAACGTATGGGCAATAGAAGATACCAGCGTCGAATGCTGAAGAACCTTTATAGCCAACAGTTAGGTAGTTACCACCGATCGCGTATGGATCGATATAAACCTTTAGACGACCATTTAGAACACCAGCGAAAGTGTTACCAGTATCATCAACCTGTAGGTTGTTTGAGTTAAGAGCAGGAGCGTAGTCAAGAACACCAGCCATCTGTAGAGCGGAAGCAACGTCCGAAGAACAGATAACGATGTTACCCTTACCACGACGAGTCTGCTTGGCAATTTGGTTAGCTTCACGTTCTAACTGGAACATAAGACCCTTGAACTTTTCAACTGACCAACGACCGTTTGAGTCGGTATCAAGATCGAAAACACCAGCAGTAGTTGTATTATCCATAGCACCCTGAGTAGCAGTGATATTGATAGTACGAACAACTTCACGATTGATTTCTGCAAGAATTTCAGCCGAAAGGATGTTAGCAAGTTCAGTCTCAGCATCTAGACCATGGATTGCCTTAAGATCTTGAGCAAGTTCCATAGTATATTCTGCTTTTAGAGCACGTGACTTAGCAGTAACAGTAACTTTTTCAATCGAGAAAGCCATCTGTGGAATATCGCCAGGACCAGCAGCACCGTTAGCATAATAAGATGCGCCGAGAGCTTCAGCAGTAGCAACGGACATACCGCCACCAGTGTTGTAAGTGTTAAGCGAAGTCAATGGTGAAGTATTAGTTGCACCTGGAATAGTACCAACAGCATTCTGACCGAGAGTGTTATTGCCGCTTACTACTGAAGAGAAAGCAGTATTAACTTCGTTATAGAATGTTTCGTTAGTGTTATTGCCACCGTACGAAGTATTTGAAGTACCATTGCCTTGATTGTTGTACTTTGAACGCATTGCGAAGATAAGACCAGTTGGTCCAGTCATTGGCTGAACGCCGCAGATATCATAAGCAATAAGGTTAGGCATTGAACGACGAACAAGCGAGATAAGAACAGGATCGAATGTATCGATGCCACCTGAACCTGCTGTTGAAGATGAAGTGCCCATTTGGTTCATTGCAGAAGGTTCTAGACCAGTTTCCATAAGAGTCTGGTATTGACCATGCGATGCAGATTCCATAAGAGCACGTTGAGTGTTCTCAAGAACTACTGCAGTTACAGAACGGCGATGGCTGTCCTGGATTGGTGATAGATCAGCGTGCTCAAGAATAGGAGCCCACTTTCTTTGAATTTCCTCAGCTAGATACATTTGTTATCTCCTTTATTGTATCGGTATAATTTTATTTATAAAAAATTATCTTTTAATTGATTTTGAAATCGCTTGGACATACTTGTTAACAGATGGGTCGATGCCAATTGTACCAGTTGTCACGTCGCCTTCAAAAGTTTCTTCTTCAATATTAGTTGAAGTAGGTGCTCTTCTTGAATTTGTAAAATATGTTTCTTTGATAATTGATAGTTTTCTGCTATACGTATCGATGTCACCATCAAAATCAACACCCTCAGCTAGAGCAGCGAACTTTTCTTGCTGTGAAAGAGCTAGACCATCGAAATATGATTCAAGAACTGTTTCTTTTTCAACTTCAACCATTGCTCTTTTGATTTCAACATTCTCGTTGATCTGCTCATCGAGCTTTGCTTCAAGAACTTCTACCTTATCGGCAAGAGCTTCAATTACATCAATTTTTTCTTCTGGAATTTCGATGTAATGCTCTGCGAAAAGATTCTTAAGACCAGTGATGAAGTCACCAGTAATTTCATTGCGAAGAGTTGTTTCGACAGCAACTTGATTTTCAGTCATCCATTGTTCAACAACATAATCGAGATAAGAATCAACACGTGATGTAATTTCTTCGTTGATTTCTTCGACAGCTTCAGTTAATTTTACTTCATAATCTTCTTCAAGACGAGCAACTTCAACCATTGCGCGAGCAGTAACTGCTGCTTCAAATAGTGTCGATGCCTTTTCTTTAAATTCTTCAGAAAGATCCTGACCAGCAAACATTTCTTCAACGTCTTCTTTTACAGAAATTTTTACCATTGGCATATTAGCCTTTGGACCTTCTTTACCAACAGCATGTGAACCCTTCATGCGAATTGAAGCCTCATTGCTCTTTTCATTAGCATTTCCTGGAAGATGGGAAGCTTCCTTGCCAATAAGAGCCATAGCATCATCGAACCACTTTGTAAGATCGTCCTTACGCATTGCATGCATAGCACCGATAGTATGAGTGATGTAATCGATTTTTGATTTTGGGTCAGCGCCAGCTGGACGTGAATTTGGCTTCAATGAATCCATAGCAGTTGATGCCTCGTCTAGAGTATCAACATCCATTTCATCAATATATTCGTTTTGGTCGGTCATCTAAGCTCTCCTTGATGGAATTTAAATTTATTTATATTAATTACTGTTTAAGTGTTAGAGAAGAAAGATAATTTTCAAAAATAGTAAATTTGTTTTCTTCAATTTGATCCATTGTCATTTTATGCATTTTCTTTTTCATTTCATGTAGTTTTTCTTGATGCCATGTTTCTTTTGCAGAATCATAAACCCACTCTACATTTTCCATTATACCCTTTACGAATGCATCAGGAGCTGATGGATCAGCCACGATGTCGCCAGCAGTTGCAAGATGAAAATCTTCTTGTACTTGCATAGTTCCGTCTCTCATCGGTTTAAGACTACCTAAACCACGAGATGAAACACCTAAATTCGCACCAGATTTCATAAGACCTTTTGCAATATTACCCATTGGAGTATCGGTAATTTTAGCTTTACCAATAAAATTATTACCATCTCTTTTAAGATCGACAATGATGTGTGATACACGATCAAGATTAATTTGTGGTCCAGCTGGATGACCAAGTTCACCATAAGCACGATTTTTCTTAACGATATCGTTCATATAGCGTGTTACTTCTTTATCCATAATGTGTAATGGATAGATACGCCCGTTACGGTTTTTCTTTTCAGCCTGAAGAAAGATGCCGTGGATGTAATGTTCTTTTTCACCGTTTTCTTTTGCTTCGGTAATATACTCCATATCCTCAAAGAGTTCGGTAATAAGTTTCATTGTAGTATTCCTTATGACATCGCTTCTTGAGCGATAAGATGGGCGCTGACGTTAGCTTGCGAACTGCTGTTTGTAGATACAGCAACTGTAAGAATGTCAGGTGTATTTCCTTTGATATTATTATATAGAGCAAACAAATTAGATAGATCGAAAGTTTGAAGACCTGAGCCACCTGCAGGAGCAGCGAATGCGTAAACAACTTCACCAGTATTTGCAGTGATAGCGTTTGCTGAATAATCTTTCGAAGCAAGGGAGTTAAACGAACCAACAGTATTCATTGGTACGAATGCAGCATTAGTTAATGTAACAGGATTCGAAGCAGAGCTAACAATAAGCTCAACAAGCGCAGCGCCATCAGAAGCAATAACTAATGACTGAGGAAGAATTTGGCCACGATTTACAAGACCAACCTGATATGTAAATGAACTATTTGGAGTGCCAGCTACAGGTGAAGTATTTGAAATAATATCAGTAAAGTAAATACCATTTGATGTATTGTTAGCAATACGTCCAATAAACACGTTAGCAGTATTAGCGCCAGTTCCTTGGAAAGAAATTGCACGACCAACATAAGCATTAGGCGTAAATGGTGTGCCAGCAACCTGAATATAAGTTGAGTTAGAAGAAGCTGTAATAATAGTATTTGAGCTACTATTACCAGTAAAATCTACTTTACCCATTTGGTTCATTTGAACTGAAACTACTGGATAACGTGTTGAAGCAGCAGGAACGTTTCTACGGTTTGTTCCTGGAGGAAGGCCATAAGAATAAGTGAAACCACGCTGTTCATCACGACGACCTTCGACAACAACCGAAACACCAAAGTGCATTAATACACTATTTGCTGCTGTAGCTGTAATATTTCTTTGTTCATAGCGAACAGGAAGGTTACCAGTACGTGACCATGGGAATTGTTGTGCAGAACCTCTATAAGAGCTATTACCACTACCTATTTCATGAAGTACATATGGCTCGCCATTAATTTGGCAACCCCAACGAATAGCACCAGCTCCATACCATGCGTATTCGATCCAAAGCATTTGAATCTTTGTCCAATCGATCAGGCTTGTTACTGGGTCACCATACCAATTTTCCATAGAAAATTTAGTATCAACTGGAAGCGATGAAGTTGATGTGCCATCGTTAAAATTAACAGAACCAGAATCTGAACGAATAACGCAATAGATACCTGATAGATTATTTGCAGTAGCAGCACCTTGTTCAAAGAAAACACCATTGCCATCATCAAAGAAACCAACACGCTGGAAGTTACCAGTTGTAGGTGCGCCGAAATTCATAGCAGTAGCCATGTACATAGTTTTTCCAGGCTGATAACGATGATATGGACGAGATTGACGAACAGTCAAATCGCCAGCATTATTACCAACAAGCATACGTACACCACCCATACCAGCAACATGTGCGATATTAGCAGCACTACCAGCCGAAGCAGTATTGGCTGTAAAATTTTCCCAACGCATTGGCTGAGTGCCATACTCGAAGTCAGCTTCGTAAATATTTTGGTGAAGAGAAACTTTCATTCTACCAACAACATCACGAACACGTGATGGAAGAAGAAACGACTCAGGACGACTCGTTTTCATAGTATAGTTGTTTGTGCTTACTGCGTATGTATTAGACATTATACGTTAATCCCTGCTGCACTATCGTTTGCCATATTTGGATACATGTTTGGTGTTACTGATGGTGTATCCGCTTGTTCATTTTCTTCTTCGCTGTAAACCATATAATCATGAACAGATCCAATCATTTCTTTTGCAGCTGCAATTTTTGACTGAACCCATGGCTCAATATGATGATCAGCTGGCATATTAGCAAGCATATGCATTACTTTACTTGCGATTGCTTTTAGCTCGGTGCGGACCATATCAATTTCAGATTGAGTATCATCAGTTTTATATTTTGCAATATCAGCACTTTGAAGTAATGGTTCTACTGCTTCTTTAATTTTATGCACTGCTGGTTTTTTAGAAAAAGTGTCAGAATATTTTGGTTCAGTAAGTTTTGGAGTTTTCTTAGTAATATGAGCTTTTGCTTTTTCAATCGCATGCATTGGATTCATTGCAATTACAGAATGCTCAACGCCTGGACCCCAAGAAACGTGATAATGACCTTCGCCAAGCTGTGTTTCTTCTTTTACGCTTTTCTTAGCCTGTGCTGTAGCAATTGCCATTTTTTTAGCCATTGGCATATCAGGATTATTTTTAGCAATAGCTTTTGCAATTTCTTCACGCTTGCTTAATTCAGCTGGAGAAAGATGTCTTTCGCCAAGAGTTTCTTCACCAAGAATGCCTTTATGAACTGCATCATGGACTTTATAGCCCTTTTTATGAAATTCTCTTTGAGCAGCAGCAACAGCAGCATGTTTATCTTTTGCTTTTAATGTATGCTTAATTTTTTCTGAGTTGCCATCTTTTGATACAGTAAGAGTAACTTTATGTGTATCCATATCAAAATTAGAATGAGGCTCATTTACACGAATATCTTTTTTCTTCATTCTTTTAATATGAGCAGCATTAGTTTTTGCTGCTTCTTTAATTTGTTTTGCTTCCATGCATTCATTCATTCCATGAACTGGACATGGTTTACCTTTTGGTGAATGATTACATACAGCTTCTTCAGCTTCTTTAGCTTCGTAAACTTTTGCAGCATCTTCTCTCTTGCGACCGAAATTTTTCATAACTGCATCATTCATTGAATACTTGACGTTAGTACCATTATAGATATCTTCGCCATTGCCTACACGATCAGAATGTTTTTGAACTGTATGTTTCTTTACTAACCCTACAGTTGCTGGATCATTTTCGTTTGTGGTAGCATCTTTGCCGCCATAAACTTCTCCAGGCTCAACAGAAGATTTGTTGACACCATCTAATCTTTTATCTTTGCCGATGATAGCTTTAAGTGGCTTCGCCATTTTTATTCTTCCTCTGATTCGGTTTCTTCATCATCCCATTCATCGTCTTCAAATTCTGGATCTTCTCCAGTAAACATTGTTTGGGACAATTCAAATTTTTTGTTATCCACAGCAGCTGCAATTTTATCAGTTAAAATATCTTGAAATGCATTATCAAATTCGATAGGCTGTTGCGCATAAGAATAATTAATTAAATCTTGTACTGTATATTTATCCATTTTCCACCTCTAATTATTTATTTTTAGCCAATATCTGCACTGCAGACTTATACTTAGTTTCATCCTGCATAGTTCTATTTTTCTGTTTACCTAATAGAGCTACGGTTGCTTCAGCATCTCTAACTTTTTTATTTGTTTCATCAGTTTCTGGAGTAGCATCAGTATCACTATCATTGGCTAATGGTTTTACATTAGTTTGCTGCATTTGTTGCTGTTGTTGTTGCTCTTGTTGTTCCATTTGCTGGTTCTGCATAATTGCAGGATTAATCCAACGTGGATCACCAGAATTAACTTCTTCTTCGATTTGTTCATCAGCTTCTTCAATATCTGGATCAGTTTGCTGAAGAATATTTTTACGAACCCATTCATGTGAATAATATTTACCAACCATATCCTGAACATTACGAGCAAGATTAATACGATTTTCGATAACTTCAGCATCTTTAAGTTCTGTAAAGTAATTATCTTTAGAAAAGTCATATTTAATGTCTTGTTGAATATTATGGAAATCTTCAATAGACATAATTTGTTTTAATACTAGTTGCTTTTCGAGCATATTAGTAAATAACACAGCAAATTTATTACGAAGTCTTGATATAAAACGAGCAAATTTTAATTCATCACGTGTTACTTCAGTCGCACGACCTAATGAAAATAATGCATCTGAGTTAAGACGATTTACAGGAACGCTAAGTGTTTGAAGAAATTTCTTTTGGAAATATAATACGTCATCCATCTGACCTAGTGTTTGACCTCCTGGAAGTGTAGTAACTTCCGTACCACGACCACCTTCACGACGAGGCAACCAATAATCTTCGAGCATCGTCATAAATTTTCGATCATCACGTACTTCACCAGATGATGCATCATAAATTAAACGATTTTTATGCTTAACCATGATATCACGAAGATATTGTTCGGCTTTCATTTTAGGAAGGTTACCGACATCAATATACCATACACGGCGTTCAGGTGCACGTGCAAGACGATAGATAACTAAAGCATCTTCTAATGTACGTAGTTGATTGAGTGCTTTAATTGCTTTATGAAGATATGAAAGAACCATCGTACCATTAGTATCAGTTAGACCTGATGTAATGTGAATGATAGAATCTTTAGCAATTTTTAAACCAGTAGTAGATGGTCCTACAGTTTTATTGCCATAGTTGAATCCTTTATCATTAAAAATAAAGTATTCGTTTTGGGTTCTTTGAATAACAGCTTCGGCGTCAGCACCGCCTCTTACTTTACGTTTTGTTACTTCGCGAATTTTACGAATTTTACGAGGATCAATGTATCTAATTTCTTTGATACCAGCTTTTACGTCTTTATCATCGATAATAACATGATAGTACAAACGTCCATCAACGTACCAACGACGACAAATTTCATAAGCATGTTTTTGAAAATCTAAAATATTAAGGCAATTTTCGAATTCATCGTTAATTGCTTTTTTCATTTGATCTGAAATGTCAAGATTATCGAGATTAATTGAAACGATTACTTTTTCATCAATTGACATTGTTTCGTTGACAATTTCATCAACGGCTGCATCACATTCAGGCTGTAATGCCATTTCACGATATTTTGTTACTAACTCTGCTTCTGTTCTTACTGTACCATCAAGATCAACGTAAGTACCATACGAACCGCCAGCAGCAACAACTACTGCGCCATCATCTGTAGTGGATGGTACAAATGATGGTTGGGTGTCTTGTGGTACCTTACGTTTAAATTCGAAACCGAATAATTCCATTTAACTTTCCTTCAAAAAAGAAGAGGCTATTTTAAACTAGCCCCTTCCTGAATAATATAATGTTCAAGAGGCTTTCACTACTATATATTAAGTTGCAATAGGAGTTATTGCCTGAGCAAGATAAGCATTGTTAATTTCATTGGCTGGTAACCAATAATCGTAAGTAAATGTTACGCCAAATGTTTCAATCTGGTTTGAAGAAGTCCAGTTTAATCCAATAGCATCGATAGCCGACGGATAAGCACCGATGATATCATATTGACGAATTGCTTGACCTTCTTTGCTATACTGAATTACAGAAAGCTGAGATTTATAATCATTTTCGCTGTTGTAAACACTATCACGAATATTAGCTTCAAGACGATTCAATGAGTTTGACCATTTTTCAAACATTGAACGTACAAGAAAATCTTCATCGTTTTCTACTGTTACTGACCAATCGCCAAAAGTACGATCGCCAGCAAATTTAATTTGACGACCGAAGTAAGATGTTGTTACTTGACCGATTGTAGATGGCGGAAGTGAAGTTGCGCTGCAAGTAAATCTAAACTTGTCAGTAGAACCAGCTTGTGCACCAACTCCTGTTGGAATAGTTAGATATACCTCGAAGAGAGTAGGACGTGCACCACCTTGGGTAAGTCCTCTTGACTTAAAGGTACTGATATTAAATCCTGTAGCCATTTTAATTGCTCCTTTTTATTCTATTTATTAAAACTGGCCAACGACTTCAGAGAACTGAACACCAGTCGCAACCGCTACGAAGTTCAACTGAATGTAGTTGATTGAGCGACTTGGCTTGATGTAAATATCACCGACAAACTGATTTGCATCAACAACTACTGGCGGATTATTAGTTCCGTCACAAACAACAAGATAATCAGTAATACCACGACGACCTTGAACTTGTCTTAGGTATGGATTTACAAGAGCTTTAAATTGAGCTTGAGTAAATGCATCGTTGAAGTTGAATAGGAAATATTTTGCAGCAGTTGCAATAGATTTTTCAAGAACAATAAACAGACGACGAACATTGATATGATCAAATGCAGAAGGCTGTGTTTGAAGTGTTTTATCACCGTAAAGAATTGTTCCTTGTCCTGGGAATGTAACTACTGGATTGATTCCGTTTGGATATAGAAGATCACGATCGGTTTGAGTTGGGTTCCAACGTAGCTTAACGATATTTTTAATACCACCACGAGTATAACCAGCAGGTGACCACCATGGATCATTTGTAAAGTCCGTACGAGCACATAAACCAGCGATATCACCATTTAATGGTACATAACGGTATACGTCATTATAGCGATCGTACATATACTTGTAACCAGAATCCATTACAGCATAAGAACTAGATACTAAAGCATTTCTCCAATTAACTGTAGAAGTTGCTTCTTGGCCAGAATTTCCTTTTACAACAGCATCATCTGGAGTAATGAATACAACACAATCTTTACGAACTTCAGCGATATTTTGAGTAAGGTAGTTAGCAAGCTGGAAGTTGTTAACAGTTTGGCCATTAACAGTAGTTGTACCAGAAATTGGTTTACCTTGAAGAAGAAGAGAAATATCGATATTTGAAGCCGAAGCATAATAGTTATAAGCAGCAGCAATAGTTGCTAAAGGTGCGTTTGATTCGTTATAACCATCCATACCTTGAATCATTTGTTGGGTATACGGAGTTTGGTTAGTTGAATTTATTAATTTTGATGTTGTATTAGAAACAGCACCAGAACGATCGTTTGCCCACCAAATATAATTTGATGATTGATTTAAAACAGTTGCGTAGTAATTATTAGCACCACCTTGACTGTTGTTATCAACACCACGAGAAAGATTAGAGAATGTTTCAAGAATTTTTCCTGGAGTACCAGTAAATACACCATTTTGGTCGACTACAACAACATGTAACTGATCAACTACGGAAGTATTTCCATATTGTGTTTGCCATGCGCTCGTTCCAGGTGCAGTACCAATAACAGTAGAAAATTCCCAATATCTTGGAGTTACTGTATTTACGCTGCTATTTGATACATAGTCTGATGGTAAACGATAAGGAGCTACTAGAGTAATATTAGCAGAAGCAGTAGAGTTAACAGTGCCAATAGATTTTACTTGTACTCTTTGATAACCGATAGAAGTGTTACCAATAACTAAAATATCACCAGCAGTAAGGGTAGATACTAAACTGTTAGCAAAAGTTATCGATCCCGCATCAACGCCGCCAGTAGCATTTGCAGCTGCAATAACAAGATTGCTGCTTCCGATGCTTACTGTTATATTGGCAAATTCAGTTGTTCCATTTGAATTAAGATTTGAAGTATAAGCATTTGGGCTATCGCAAACTGCAACACGGATAGAACTACCGTACTGGCCAGGATATTTAGCAGCATAATAGATGTTCGAATCAAATGTAGTTGAAATAAAACCGTTTGAATTAGTATTTGACCAAACGCTGAAATAATTTGTTTGGTTAAGAACTGCTGGATTAACAGTATTTGCGGCAGCATTTGCAGGAGCATAAGCATTTAGAGCAACAGCTAATGAGTTAGCAGTTGTTGCTGATGAGTTTGAAACATATGATCCAGAAGTATTAGCAGCACGAGTGATGTAAAGGCTGTTGCCATATGTTAAAAAGTTAGCTGCGGTGAACCAAGTTTCTGCATTGTTTGCGTTTGGATAACCAAACTGAGAAACTACTTGTGTTTCAGAACCGACAAGAGTTGGTAAACTTACTGGTCCCCAGTTAAAAATACCAGCATGAGCACCAGTAGTTGTAGCAACTGTAGGAACAATCGTAGTTAAATCAACTTCAGTAACATTTACTCCAGGACTAACTTGAAATGCCATTTTATTCTCCTTCTTTGGAAGATAATTTTAATTTTCTTTATTATTTATAAATTTTGGTTTTCAAGCTCCGTCATCCAGTTTTTGGCTGAAACGGGTTCAACTATACTTTCAAAATCATCTCCAAAATCTACGAAACCAAAAGGCAGAAGGTCATTTTCAATGTCCTCTTCAGTTTTCTCTCTTAACTTCATAAGTGTATTTATGTTAGTATATTCTTTGAAATATTGTTGGTCAGATAACCACCCAAAAAGTACAAGACCCATTACTAAATCGTCATGATTTCCAGGCTCGGCTTCGTAGCTTTGACCTTTTTTCGAAAAAGTTGAAAGCTCACTAATTGTATTAAAATCATTAATAATAAGTTGGTTTTGTTCAATTAAAAGTTTAACTATGGAACAACCAACTGATTTAACAGTTTTAGTCGTACGAATACCTTTATCAACATTTGCGCCGAATCCAGAAGTAATACGTTTACCACTTCTGCCAGCATGCTCTGTAAATAATACGTTTTCGTATTCAAACTCGCCATGAAGTGTATGTGAAACTTGTTCGCCGATATCATTAATTTCTACAAGAACGGATGCATTATTGTATCGTTTAGCAATTTGATGAACGACATCAGCATAGTCAGCTGGCGTTAATATATTACTACGAAAAACACAAACTTGAACGTATGGCATCGTCGTAACATTAATAACGCTAAATGCCGAATAATCTAATCCTTTACCTCTTGAAACGTCAGCAATTATAACATAAGCATTATTTTGTACTGGCGGAGCATAGAGGAAAAGACCATTATCTTTGTGTATTGGAGTTTGAGCAACAAGTTGTTTTAACTTCCAACCTGCAATAAGAGTACCAGAGCTACCCATAAATTCGACGTTATATTCTTGGTCAAACTTCTCGGTATCAAAGTTCATTGCTGCTAAAGTATCAAGTCTCCATTTTTCATCACGTCCAGGAACTCTTTCGTAACCTACCCTGATTGGATGATAACCATTTTTATTTTCACTAGCATTATGCCAAATAGAATAAAAATGATTTAAACCGTTTGGTGTTGAAACAAGAACAATTTTAGATTCAAGACCAGATGAAATTGTAGGATAAACCGATGTAAAAAATTCATCCCAGTTTTCGATAAATGCTGCTTCGTCGATGAATAGAAGATTGATCGAATAACCACGAATAGAATCGGTTGAAGTAGCAGAAGCTATAACACGAGAATTATTTTCTAATACGAATGAACCTTTGTTCCATTCAACAACACCTTGCTGGAGCCATTTAGGAAGATGCTCATACGCAAGTTGAACACGACCAAGAATTTCTCTAGCAGTGTCGCCTTTATTGGCAAGAAGAGCAACAGTTTTATCGGCTTGGAATAAAATATACCAAAGAATAAATGCACAAGTTGTTGTAGATTTACCTGCCTGACGAGCTGTAGCAATAATCGTAAAACGATTATCTGCCATGGATTTAAGCATTTCTTTTTGATAATCATATAATGTAAAATTAACAAGACCTTTATCGATATTAATAATTTTCATATATGTTTCGGTAAAGTATACTGGATCTTTAGAGCATTTTATATACTCTTCGACCATCGTTTGATCAAACTCTATGGCTTGATTAGATCTCTTAATAAGAGAATTACCGTTATAACCTTTTACTGCATTAGCCATTTTTCATATTCTCGATAGCTTTTTGGAGTTCAGCTGTAGAACCAACGAAAAGATTATTTGTTACGTTTCTAGCTTCTTCGTTCATTGGAATATCGGCTGCACTAATTTCACGAATTTGTTTCTGTAATGCCATAAGATCTTTATTAGCATCAAGCATAGTTTTCATAAGTCCACCAAGAACTTCAAATGCTCTTGGATGTTGACTTTGATCGGCAATTTGAGATAGTTTTTCTATAGCGAAAGAACCGCTTTGAATAATTTCATGGATATTCGAGCGTGCTAATTCGAAATCTGTTTTTGCACTATCATCATGTGCTAAAGCAACGATGTCTTTTATAGCATCGTTTTTTGGCATCGGCGATATGTTAAGTGCATTTCCTAATGGGTCGTTGTTTGCATTTGTCATGATAAGTTAAATGTATTAGAGATATATCCAAAATCACTCGTTGCGGAAATAAGATTAGCAGCAAGAGACTGAGCAGCGTTTGAAGTAGGCTGACCGTTTGATGTTAATCCAGGCTGAATTGTTTCGTATAATACTGGATTAGTAAATCCAACAGCTGCAGAAATACTATTTGATGTATTATAATTGTTTGCGTCTGGCGAATAAAAAACTGTATTTGTAAAAAGAATAATAGCACCAGATTTTACTGGACCATATAGATAAGATTTCATCGTAAAATCGAGAGTCCAAGTTAGAGCTTGTCTTTCTTTAAAGTCGCCAGTATATGTATCTTCCTGTTGAACTGTACCAAGAACAACTGGTATATCATGCTCGACATTCATTTCGGGAATAAGACGAACTGTCGTTGTCCAGTCAGGAGTAAAAAATGGAAGAATTTGTTCTATAATTTTAGTCGCATCTTCAGTATTTTTTACCATAATATAAAGACGGAAACCAATATTATATGGAACTGGAGTGTATTGATAAATCAAAGAACTTGTAGTTGTATTACTAGTATGTGCATACTTGTTAACTGTATTTAGTTTTCTAGTAGAATCGTATGTTATATTAGTCATCTCGAATGACATAAAAGGCATCGTTGGAGTTGCTGACTGACGTTGAATAGTTGGATCTTGTAAAATACGAGCCAACATCTTTTCTTTTGGCCCATACGTAATTGGAACTTTAATGAAAGCTGTTTCGTTACCAGCACTATCTGTTCTTTCAATAGCGATGTCATCAAACAACGTACCGAAAAGAGTTACATATTTTCTTATTAAACTAAAGTAGAAAGTTTGACGAAACATTAATAAGTGCCTTCACTGAATGGATCAACTTCACTAAAATCAATAAATCCAGCAGAAGTAGTTGCTAGGTATTCATTATCAGATCCTGGAAGGATTGTATTAAGATTATATTGTTCCATAACTAGATAGTTATCATCTTCATCAGTAAGCCAATTTCCTTGTTCGTCCATAACGCTATAGTCAAGAATATTGGTACTAAGATTTTGTTGCATAGAATCAATAGCTGGTATACCAGTATTGAATACTTCATCTGAATATTCGAACAACTCGCAAGTCATTTTCCAAGTATAAAGTTTTCCAAGTTGATAGTACATTTCGAACTTATCAACAAATTTAATTTGAAAACATTTATTGTTTAATGGAAAATATAAAATATCACCTTCACGTGGTCTTATTAATTTAGTGTATATACCAACTTGTTCACTGAATACACGTTGAGCAATAGAGAACGTAACTTGGTCACGAATTTCAAGACCAAACTTCGACATAAAATTACCGTCGCCAGTAAAACCATTGATGTTTTCAATATAGATAGGAACAGCATATGTTTGGGTATAAGATGACTGATCATCAGCTGTATAAAGCTGATCAAAATTATTAATATTTCTAGGAATAAAATACATCTGTTCACCATAGATAGAAATTGCTTCTATGATGAGACTTTCAAGAAGATTTTGTTCCTGAGAGCTATTAAAATTATTAAAGAAAAAATTGGTGCTTCCTGACATAAATTAGCCGATCATATCAGAAACAGGAATTGTATAATTAGTAATCATTTCTTGTTCTAATTCTCTACGTTCCTGCGTAGCTTCATCGTATATTTGCTGACCATTAAAAGTCATACCTCCAGGAAGTTGCATTCCTTGATACTTTTTAATATTAGTTCCCCACTGCTGTTTAATCAGTGCTTCGGCATAACGAGCTAACCAACGGTCGCCCCATGCGCGAGTGTATACGTCTGGATCAACTACTTGGTATGCTTCGATAATAAGATAATCGCCTACGTTAACAATTGTCCAATCCATATCAATGAATACTTGATTCATATGACGGTTATAACGTAAAGGCTGTTGACCAACAAGCATCTGTTCAAGAAATTGAACGTGCTGCAGTGCCATATAGTATGGAACCATCGAAACCGAAGTCAACGTATACAAATCGTTTAATGCGATCTGATAACGAATATTAAACATATTGTTAGTATTAAGAGCCTGACCGATTGGAAAAATATTAACAGCACCAATAATGTTATCTGGCATTGTAACATAACGATTGATAATATCGTTTTGAGTTACTCTGTATTTGTAGTATACTTTATCGGCACCGTCAAAATGATAATCCCACCACCAACGAATTGCTTCATCAACACGATCACTTACTTGATCATCATCGACGTTAATTTCGATTACAGGTTTACCAAGTTTACGTAAGCAATACTCAATAAAATCTGCTCTTGATTGTGGAACTGCCATTGGATACCTCGTGTTTTATTTGTATTTATAGTTACTCGATTACCAACAGTATTAAATAAATTATGTATTTGCTAATGCTTGTATATGTGCTGTTATTGTAGCTAGTTGAGCCTGTAATTCTGCTAATGTTGGCTGAGGTTTAGGTGTAGGTTCTGGAGCAATAAAAGTACTTCCATTCCAAGTGTAACCAAAATCTACCATCTGATTGACTACTTCAATTAAAATTGTTCCCTCGGGCGGTTCATATTCAGTGATACCATCCCATTCGATATGATTTTCAACAATATTAGTATTGCTATTAACTATTGCATAAGTTGCCATATTATCCTCGTATTAATACGCTTGTTTTCTAATAACCCAAATTTTAGCACCGCCAGCAGCACCATTACCGCCACCTCCACCCCCACCGCCTGGAGCTACGCCAGACAGACCATAATTGCCGCCATTACCACCGCCAAAAGATATTCCACCTTTAGCGCTAGTTCCTGGACCACCACCACCTCCGCCACCCATTGCCGATGTGCCGCCAGGAGATCCACCGTTGCCACCATAATTGATTGGAGGTGCGACGCTATTAAGAGAGGTGCCAGTAACGTCCCAATTTAATCCAGCAGCACCAACACTACCTCCAGTTCCGCCATAAGCAGATGCGTAAAAAGTAGTATTTCCAAAAGTAGTATTTCCTCCTCTGGCACCGTTATCAGCAGCTCCACCACCAGCACCGATAGTGACTGTACAAGTAGCTGGCAATGAATCTGCTAATACCGAAAAATAAGTTGCATAACCACCAGAAGCTCCACCAGCATTACCAACAGTACCTCCAGTTCCGCCACCACCACCACCTCCGCCTACTAGAACACCTACTACAAGATCACCACCTATTAGACCTGTTGGTTTTGTCCATGTTCCTGAAGAAGTAAATGCTTGATAATCTAAAATACCATTTGCTGTAGAAACTGTAGCCCAAGTTTGATCGCCACGTAAATATGTAGTCGAACTAGCAGTTCCTGAAGCAAGACGAGCTGTTCCTACAGTACCAGTTGCTAAATTAGTAGCATTAGTATAATATGATGCAGCTTGACCATTAAAATATGTAGAATTATTAGAAGTTAATGTCGCTACGTTAGCAGATAACGTGGAATTTAATTGGTATGAGGCAGCTGCAGTTCCGCCAAGATTAGTAGCGTTGTTTGATGTTAATGTAGCTACGTTAGCAGATAAACCAGCAGTTGTTTGGTAGTTGGTTAAATTAGATGATAACTGGGCATTAGAAACTACGTTAGCAGCCGAAACTGTCCCAACAAAATTAGTGTTATTTGATGTTAATGTCGCTACGTTAGCAGATAACGTGGAATTTAATTGGTATGAGGCAGCTGCAGTTCCGCCAAGGTTAAATGCGTTATTAGCACCAGTACTATTAGCAATCGGATTACCGCCGATAGAAAGAGCAGTCGTATTAATATTAACATTGATGCTATTATTACCGATAAACAAGGCTGATGTATTAGCTACTAAACCACCAGCACCTGTGCCAGTTGCACCAGTATTAATCGAAGAAGCATTAACAACGCCAGCATATGTTGGTAAATATGATGCAATGTTTGCATTAAGAGTACTATTTAATTGATAAGATGCTGCTGAAGTTCCGCCAAGATTAAATGCGTTGTTTGCTCCAGTAGAGTTGGCGATTGGGTTGCCACCAATAGAAAGAGAAGTTGTATTAATTTGAGCGTTAATACTATTATTACCAACAAAAACAGCTGATGTATTAGCTATTAAACCACCAGTACCTGTGCCAGTTGTGCCAGCAGTAAATGAAGTAGTATTAATAACGCCAGTTACTGATAGAGTATTTGAAAAAGTAACAGCATTAGTGACCGATAACGTATTTGATAAAGTTACAGCACCAGTAACAGCTATAGTATTAGCGAAAGTAGCCGTATTAGTAACCGATAACGTATTTGATAAAGTTACAGCACCAGTAACAGCCATAGTATTACTAAAAGTAGCAGCATTCGTTACGGCTAGGTTAGCAGTAGTAATACCCGTAAGAGTAAGCGAAGTTACCGCAGCAGTAGAGTTTTGAACTGCTAGAGATATTGGAGATATTGTTACGTTACCAGTAGAATTGGCTATATTAAAACCAGCAGTAATTTGTGTTGTACTATTATTACCGATAGTAATTAAACCGCTGTTAGCTAGTGTTACTGTCGGAACGCTTGTATTACCAGTTATCGTAACGCCAGCATTACTTACCGAAAGACTAGCGGCTGTAAACGATGTAGCATTAACGCCACCAACTGTATAGATACCTGATGTATTAATTACGTCAGACGAACCAACTTGAATAGAACCAGCATTAACAACACCAGTTGTATAGATACCCGATAAGTTAGCGATGAATACGTTTGAAACGGTAGCATTACTAATTGCAACATATGTTGGTGTTATAGCTACGTTACCGACAGTATTGACTACACCATGAGTTAATGAATTTGAAAATCCGTATATTGATGTGTTACCAGTATAATAGTAAGTAGAATTAGTTTGTGTATTTACGCTAGAGTTACCTACAGTTAAAATACCACTGTTAGCAATAGTAACAATGTTAGCAGTTACGTTGGCTGATGTGACTGTAAATGTATTACCTACTATAGTTACGTTACCAACAAGCGATGTAACGCCAGTTACGCCAAATGCGCCCTGTACGTTAGCAGTACCAGTAATCGTTAAATTTGCATCGGGAGAAGTATTGTTGATGCCAACTTGACCGTTGTTGGCAAAAATCAGGTTATTATTTACCTGTAAACCATTTTTGATTCTAAATATATTATCGGTCATCTGGTTCAATCTCCCTCAGATAGTTATTTTTATTATTTATAATTAAACACCTGTGACAAAATATAAATTCGCATTTCCATTATTATAAAGTGTTATCGCATTAACTGCAGTATTTACAGCATATGATGTTAATGATGTTACGTTAGCCGAAATCACATTTACAGTAGCTACTACATTTGCTATAATAACAGATGTATTAGAGACTAATACCATAGTCATTACATAGATACCTCTGGAGTAACAGTAACTTGTCCTTCGACGATTCTAGTTACGTTTCCTGATCCATCTGTAAGTTTAACATCATAAACATAACGCCCATTAGTAATACTTGCTGTTGTATTCGCATCCATTGATAGTGTTATTATATTGTTTGCTAAAGCAATATTAAAATTTGTAGCAGTATTTGATGTATACCATTTACGCATTTGAGATTCGCCAGTATAACCAGTAAGGTTTAATGGATTATTATTTGCGTCTGTTAATGTAATCTGAGTACTAAAAGTAGTACCTTGGTCGATTGTTATGTTAGCTTTTACTGCCATATTACACCGTGAATGTTGTTCTTAGTATTTTTGCTACGACGTTTGAAGTAGATACAGTTCCAACTGTCGCTGTTCCATAAAGACGAACCACACCAGCTGATATGTTTGCAGTAAATGTAGCAACAGCACCTAATGTTGTGTTGCTATAAATTTGACCATATTCAGTAATATATGCATTAGTGCCATCTTGAACAAGAAGAAGTCTGCTCATTTGATACCCAAGCGATGTTGGTGATGTATTATCAACGACTTGAATAGTATATTCAGCAGTTCTATAAGTAGAAGCCGAGAAACTATCGGCTATTTGAGCTACGTTACTTGTAAATTGATAAGTATTGGCAACTATAAGAGTAGTATTTGTTGAAGTATTAGTATTTAAACTTAATGATCCATTAATAACTGAATTCGCATTTAAAAACAACGAACCGCTTTGAGAAATAATAGCATTAGTATATACATTAGTAACATAAGCTGAAGTAAATACGTTAGAAACAGTACCTATCGAAAATACCGCATTTCCAACTGATGTAATATTACCATTGACGTTTAGTACGCCATTGTATGTTCCAGAAACATTAAGAGTTGTAAGATTCGCTACAGTTGCAGTAACATTAGTTGTACTTACAAAACCTGAATAAACATTTGTTATGTATGCATTAGCAAATGTATTTGATGCATTTCCAATAACAAGAGAATTATTTGGCGAAGGTATAATGCTACCAACAGCAGAGAACCCACCAACTATAGTACCCGTAACATTAAGATTATATGTCGTTACTGAGTTTGCATATACGTTACCACCAACAATCGATGTATTGGTAGAAGAGTTTCCGACGACGATTGTTGTAGAGTTAGCATAAAAACCATTTGATGACGAATTAATGGTACTAATATAAACATTAGTTGCATTTATAGGATTATTGAATACTGCATTTCCGCTAAATGTTGCAAGACCACCAATAGTCACCGCATTACCAACAGAAATACTATTAACTGTTGTAAGACCAGATATTGTTATCGTATTACTAAAAGTAGCTGTATTTGTTACAGATAATGTATTCGATAAAGTAGCCGCACCAGTTACAGCGATAGTGTTACTAAAGGTAGCATTACCAGTTACAGCGATAGTATTACTTAAAGTAGCAGCACCAGTAATTGCTATAGTACTACTAAGAGTAGCGACACCAGTTACAGCGATAGTGTTACTGAAAGTAGCATTACCAGTTACGGCGATAGTATTACTTAAAGTAGCCGCACCAGTTACTGATAATATATTTGATAAAGTAGCCGCACCAGTTACAGCGATAGTATTACTGAAAACAACATTTCCAGTATATGTTGTTTGATTACTGAAAGTAGCGTTACCAGTAACTGCTATAGTGTTACTAAAAGTAGCAGCTAAATTAATAGTAGCAGTTCCGCCAACTGTTATATTATTACTAAAAGTAGCTGTATTAGTAACTGCTAATGTATTGCTGAAAGTAGCCGCACCAGTAACTGCGATAGTATTAGATAATGTAGCTGCCCCAACTACGCCAATTGTAGAAGATAAGTTAGCTGCACCAGCGATACCAACAGTACTTAATAAATTAGCTGCACCTGTAATACCAACAGTACTTAATAAATTAGCAGAATTCGTAACAGATAAAGTATTTGATAATGTTACCGCATTTGTTACAGCTAGTGTATTCGCAATAGTAACAGCACCATTTACACCTAGAGTGCTTAATAAGTTAGCTGCACCAGCAACACCTAATGTCCCGCCCACGTTAGCTGATGATTGTAAATTAGAAGCACCAACGACATTTATTGTATTAGAATGAACAGTTGCGCCAACAATTAAAACAGAATTGCTAAAAATAGCATTACCTGTAACTGTAATCTGATTACTAAACGAAACATTACCAGTATGTATTGTTTGATTGCTAAAAGTGGCATTTCCAGTTACAATAATAGTATTTGCTAAAGTAGTAGCACCGCCGACATTAAAAACACCATCAACATTAGCAGTACCAGTTACTTGTAAACGAGCGTTTGGATTTGTATTACCGATACCAACATTGGCACCAGAAGTTAAACGCATAATTTCATTAGTGGCTAAAGTACCATTCGCGAAAAAGTTAATGTATGCTTGACCAGCAGTACCAACTGAAAAATTATTATTTCCGCTATAAACATAACCATCGTTTGGTCCATTTATAGTCCAAGTAGTATTTGACCAAAGGGAACTAAGAATACCCATATTAGTAAATACGTTGCCATTTGTGCCTTGATCATTATATGCGGCATAATCTGCAGAAGCAGATTGGCCACTGTTTGCATTTTGTAGAAATATTTGAACATAATTATTTTGGTTACCAAAACTCTCTTGAATAGAACTAGGAGCTGAAAGATAACCAAGTTGTACGTTTGAAGAAGAGTTACCGAATACTGCGGTAACGCCAGTTACGTTAAGATTCGAATTAATATTAACTGATGCGCCATTAACTGAAATATTACCAGCTATAATATTAGTAACATAAAGAGTATTAGAACCAAAAATACCATTAACGAATGCGTTACCAGTAGAAACAGATCCGCCAACAGTAGTATCTACAGTTACGACGTTCGAACCCATAGCAACGACCAAATCATTGGTTCTCTGTAACCACGTACCAAAACTTTGAGTATTACCTACTTGTGATAAATTGATTGTCATTTTACTGTAATTTTCCTAAAAGATCTTTTAGCATTTGTTTTATTTCTGTTACATCAGTTTTAAGTTGCTCTTGTTCATCGACAACTTTTACCAACTTTAATTTAAATTCACGTTCTTCTTTGTATTTATTAAGCAAAGAAGGATCTGTATTTAATATTGCTTTACTATCAGCATCACGAATAAGATCTTTACGATCTGTTACCAAAAGATGTTTTTTCATACTTGAAGCGCCAAAGCTCTCATATCTGTACAACGAGGTACAATAACTGGATTATTTGATGTTGGTACAATTTTAATTGCAAAAGTTAAATATGTATCATAAACGATATCTGTATTAGATACGTATCGAGTAATACCAAGATTATTCATATAATTAAATGCGCCGGATTGATGTTCAAGCCCTGGAATAATACCAATATCCGCATACCATGTAGAGTTACCAACAACAGATGGCGGTGAGTTAAGAGTAAGAACAGTGCTGTTCGAATTTAAATTAACACCAACGATTTGACGAACATTGAACGTAGAAGTATTTGAACCGCCAGTATTCGCATTATTTAAATAGATATATTGACCGTTTGAAAATGGTGCTACTGTATATGGCGAATTAATAGTTATGTTAGCCGAAGCATTACTACAAGCAACGGAATTAGAATAAACTAACTGGCTCTGTGGTAAACCATAAACAAGTTCAACGAAATCATTCGTATTAGTAGAACTACTAACTAATGCAGTTGATGTTGGCTGTTCGATAAGTCTTGAATAAATTTTTGATGTTAATGGATCTGGATCGTGGGCATTCAATAATTGTCCATATACTTGAAGGTTAGAACCAGCTGGACGATATGCACCAATATAAACTACAAGATCTTCTGCATCTTGACCAGTAGCAAGAACAACGCTTTTAGAAATATATCTTGATTGGCCAAGGAAAACATTAGAAGAATATTTTTCATTAATTTCAGTTGAAGATGTTACTAGAGCATTGACATTTTGATTACCTACCTGATAAATCGTATTACCAGAAACAAAATTACCTGTAACATTACTTATTGAAATATAAATTGGATCAACACCAAGTACGGTACCAGTAGCAGTATTAGTCACACCATTATTTTGTGTTACTTGCATTCCTGTTTTAAAATAAGAATAATTATTGCTACTAATGCTACGAGTTATAACATAACCAGATATATCATTTGAGTTATATAATAAATTTTTAGTTAATGTTAATGAATTACTAATCGTATCGATATATGGAGATATTTTATTATTAGAAGTTGTTATTGATGCAGTAACACTAGTTGTACTATTTCCAGAATATAATATGTACTCGGTACTTCTAGATTTAATTGATCTTTCTGTATCAGAAAATTCAGTTACTACAAAATCCGTAAGAGAAGTTGTTGTAGCATCATAAGTATTAGAAGATGTTATTCCTTGTAAAGACCAATCGATATTCGTTGATTGTGTATCATTTTGAGCCATTTTAGGTATAACAGCATCGTATAATGAATCACTATTATAACGAATTGTTGCAGAACTTCCAGAACTAGAACCAATTAAAAGTTGCATATATGAATTACTAAAATTTACTGAACTATTTGCAGTAGACCCATAAAGATTAATTGGTACGCTTGTATTATATACCCCTTTTGTTCCGCTATAATAACCATAAAGAGAATAATTATCGCCATTAATTTTGCCAACTAATGCATTAGGATCAGTAAAGGTAACATTAGCATCAACAGTAATAGCAGTAGAATTTACAGTGCTTACAACAAGACGAGGTTGTGCTATAGATCTGCTGCTAGTAGCAACAAAAATAGTTTGGTTCGAATAAAATATATTTGATGTACCATTACTTGTAGTAGGTAATGTTATTGTTGTATTAGAATAAGTTGCCGCATTTTGGGAAACCACAGAAACAACACCATTAGCCGCCGATGTTGAACCTTTAACATTAAATGTAGTATTAGAAGAAGAAACTACCCATGCCCCATTTGAAGATCCAATTATTAACTTAGTAGTATTTGCAAATACCAAATAACCAGTCGCAACATTAGCAGAACCATTACTTTGGTAAACTGTTTCGCCAGAAGTAAACGAACCAGTATTAGAAGATATGGTCAATAGAGCTTGTTTAAAAACATTATTACTTACATAAACACGTTCATTTGGATTAAAACTACCAGTCATCGTACTTATTAATAGTTGTTCGCAATTAGCAATATTATAAACTGCAGTACCTACACCACCACTAGTGGTAAAATCTGCAGTATAAAGAGTATATTTCATAGCTTCAGATTTAACAGGCGTAAAATCAATATCATTTGTAGAAAGATATAAAGTTCCGTAAGTAGTAGCTGATTGGTAAATCGGTGTATTTGTAGTAACGTCTGAACCACCGATTGAACCAGTCCAAATAGTATAATCCGGATTGCCGCCGACAGGAATAATTACTAATGCATATGAAGTTTGTGTTTGTAAAGTAATTGGGGAATCGAATGTAAATCTAGTAGGTACAGTTGCATCAGTAGAAGCTCTTATAATTGGCGTTCCGTTACTATATGTATCGGAAGGATTAAGAGTTAAAGTAGCTTCTGGTAGCATATATGGAGTTGGTTGACCATTTTGAGTTGTGCAAATTCTAAGTTCAACACCGTAAGCAGAACTTACTTGTTGAAAATAAACATCAACAGATGTTAAAATAACACCTTCTACACCACCTACTGGCTCGTTAACATAAAATGTTTGGGCAATTGGAACAGTCATTTATACCTCTAAGTTAATTAACATATTTATTAAATAATTCGAATAAAATTATCCGTCATCCTTCTGGATCGCTTTTTTCTGGTTCTGGGCTAGAAGTATCGTTATTTCCAAGACTATTTGCTTCTCCAGTTCCACGTGGATCTGCTGAAGATCCATTCGTGGCAGGTCCAGTAGCACTACCGAGACCTGCTGCTTCTGCTGCGCCACGTGGATCGCCAGGACCAGTAGTAGTTCCAGTACTACCTGTACTAGAAGTTCCGGAGGTATCAGCTGCTCCAGTTGTTTCGGTAGGATTATCAGCTTGTACCGTATCAACAACAAAATTATTACCACCACCACCACCGCCACCGTCGTTACTTACTATAGTTACTGTAATATTCGACTGACTAGTTTTTACTACAACATTTGCTGTTTGAGTTACTTGAGAAATATTAAAAGTAGCTTCTTGAGCGGAAAGAATTGAAGATCCTTTACCTAATGAAAGATTAGTACCATAAAAAGTACCAATTGCCTGAGTTGTAATAGCATTAGCACCAGTTATTATATTTGGCACATCAACCATACTAAAATTTAAAGTAGTTGCAGTAAATGTATTAGCTGGTATTTTGAAATATGCATATACCGTACCAGTATTATCTGAATAAACTGGAGAACCATAAGTTACACTAGAATTTGCTGGGCTGAATATTGTATTAGCAGAAACAACCGAATTAGCACCTACTGATGGATTAGCCCAATATTTGTGCGGAACTACTTTATTATTAATTTTATATGTAATGGCAGCTGGCATAACAAAATTATTAACATCAACATTATTTACGAACGAATAAACACGAGTATTTGGTTTTAAACCAGTAGCAGTCAAGCGTGTTATGATTGGCTGTATATACGGAAGAATAGAAACATTAGTTACATAAGTTCCAAGATTATAATTACTAGTGGCAACATTAGCTGTGTATGAATTAGCAGATCTTTGAACAGTTGTAGTTTTTGTAGAACTATTATATGTACTGTTTGATGTATTAACAGTTTTAGTACTTACTGCTTTCCAATTGCTCCATTGAGTTCCATATGCAGCTGCAAGATTTACCCAATTCGACGAAAGATCTAAATCAGTAACAACATCTGGCGATACTGTTATATCAGGTTGAGTTGATCCAGATGGATTAAATGATATAGTTCCATTCCAATGATATATATTTCCTTCGATTGCATTTCTATATGCTGATGCATAAGGTTGTGAAAGATATGCATTTTCTGTATACGCTAGCATCACATATTTACCTGCTTTGACAGTATTAGAACTAGCATTATTGTTATATGTTAAAGGTCTTTGCATTTGCGAAAATGCAGGTCTCATATTTCCAGAATTTGAATCAATAGCAATATTATATGTTGGATCTTTGGTATTACCAATGCTGTGATCGGTAAATGGTTCTACAAGGACACCATTTTGAAATCTATTTTGACCAGTAGTTCCTGAACGAACAAGAAGATTTGTTGCTGACTGTTCAAGCAATGATAATGATGTATAATATTGAAGATTATTAATTTGATTTGCAAGACCGCCAATATCTTTCATAGTATAGCGTTTTTGCTGAGTAATCGTAGATGTAATAGCATAATCATATCTATTAGCAGTTTTTGCTTCTGGTGTAGATAATGAAGGGTATGGCGGAATATTAACAATACCAAGAGTCATTGTACCATTCGGAGGTTGTGGAGAACTAGGATTGACTGATGGTTTTCCCTCATATACTTTGAATTGGCCAGAAGTAGTAATAACCGCAATATCTGTACGTGCATAATATGATTGAATATTCGCTTGATAATTAGTGTCTGGAGTTGGAATAAAAGAACCATAAGAAGGATCGATATAATATGTTAATACGGCAGAAGGGTTGATAGTCGCTACAGTTGACCAATTTGTTGAATTAGCTAATGTATTAGCAGTGTTATTTGCCCAAGGGCGAAAATCAATACTATCTCTTAAATCGTATACTGTTCCAGAAGTTGATTTATACTGTGGAATAAGTTGAGTTTGAATAGCTGTTGTATTTGAAGTATTAGTATCATCAATCGGATATGAATTTGCATTAAAGAAACCAACACCTTGAGATTGGTCATATGTAAATATACTAACATCAACAAGAATTCTTGAGTTTGTAGTTAGACTATTTCCGAGTGCATATATTTGAGCAAGACCGTAATAGTTATCTCTCTGCCCGTTATCAACAGAAAATAATGATCTACTATTCGTAACTGTATTACTAAATGTTCCGTTATTAATATAGATACCGTTGATGCTATAAACATCAGCAAGACCTAAAGACCAAGGACCATTTGAACCAGCTGAATGACTAGCACAGTTAATAGCAACATATACGCTAGATTTTAAAACTTTTTTAACAGGAACTGTAGCTTCTCTTAAAATATCATAGTAAACATTTGCGCCCATAGTTCCAGTAAGACTTTCACCAAGAGTAAATGTTGCAGTAGTAGCTGTCGAAACAATAGATCTCGTATTCGCGCCAACTCTTTTAGTAAAATCTAAAGGTACACCAGCTGGGAATATTTTAAAATGGTTACTGTTTGTATTTGTGCTACTAAAAGTATTAGATACAGTCATTAATGTATTATTTGAAATTACATTAATTTGTCTAACTTGACCATTAACACTAATAAAATCACCGACCGAATAATCAGTTAGAAATGCAGTTGATCCAACTGCAGTAACATTAGATTGAGAAGCTGTTACAGACACGTTACCATTTTTATTTGCAGTAGTACCATTAGTAGTTGGTATGATAATAAATGTTGACGTGCCAATTCCTGTTTCAGTTCCTTCAACTTGAAATATTTCAGTTGCCGAACCTTTAGGAGCTCCAACAGAAACAGTCATAATACCTGAAGTACTAAATGTAGATGTATTAGCACGGCGATATACATATTGCTGATTTGTAAATCCATTCGAAGAAAGAGCTTTTTGCCCAAACGGGAAAATCATTGAGTTATAATTAGATTGTTGGATAACGGCTGTATTGTCTAATGATAATACAATATCAGCAACACCATTAACCGAACTTGAATTATAATTGATAATACTTTTTACACTACTAAAATTTTGCCCTGGATACATCTGAACATTGAATAGATAAACAATATATTGACCTGATGGAGTACCAGCAGTACCGGAATTAATTTCTACGCCTCTGATGTATGCAGTACCGATTTGTGTTGTTGAAGAATAACCAACACCAAGGAACGAATCAGAAGAAATAGCACGTTTTGCTACACTATGAAGTTGAACTTGTTGTAATGTATTTGTTTGAAAATCACCAACATATTCTTGAACAATAGTATAATAGCCATAATTTGTAGTTACCACAGCACCAGTGGATGGCGCGAGGTCAGTTGCTTTTCTTAATGGCGTTACATTATTGTTTAGGAAATTTACATTGTATCCTTCAACATAACCTTCACCAGCCGAAGAAATTAAATTAAGATAAGTTGTATTCGAATAGGTGCTGTTACTTGCGGTATTAGTTTCGATTCTTGGAGTAGTCGAAAGAACGAAAGGCGATACGATAAAATCTCCATTCGTCTCATACGTACGACGAGCCATTTCATCTTCGATTGAAGCAAATTGAGTATTATTTTTAATTGAAACTGGATAACCTGCAACGAAATCGCAAAGTGAGAAAAACGAAATAGTGTTCGAAACAGCATTTGTTTGACGAGTAACAAGTGTCGGAATAAGCTGGAGTCTGTGTGCTCCAGGAGCAAGATAATTTGGCGTTCCAGAAGCATTATCATAAAGAGCGGAATTTGCTTGTGGTGTAATAATATTTTCAACTGCTTCAAAACCAACTGAAATATTATCAGGAGCATTATTGAATGCATCAATAACGATAGTTTGTGGCAATACGTTAATGAAGTAACCATCTTTAAAAATAGTACCACTTGTCGTTGTAAATGCGTAGCCTACTCCAGTAACACCATTAGCCGAAGTGGCAACAGTAACATTACCAACGGCAACATTAGCTGTAGTTGCGATTACAAGAGTATCGTTTGCATTAAATGTTGATTGTGGCGAACCGTTCGAATAAACTGCAGTATTAATATACTTAACGTAAAGAGTATTAAGATATGGATCTTGTGATTGAAAACCTTGAACTGCATTAACAATACTGGCTTTTAGACCGTTTGTGTTATAGATAATATTACCGATAAAATTGCTAATTGTAAATGCTGTACCGTTTGCATAGTTATCATTAATTTTTACAAACTGATAATTGTTATCGAATGTAAATGCGCAACCTTCAGTTACTGATCCATCTTTAATTAAATTTCTACCAAATTTGCTAATCTGATCTTGTAAGATCGATTGCATAGCATTAAGTTCTCTTGTCTGAACAGCAACGCCAGGACGATATAAAATTTGATAATAATTTGAATTAGCATTAAAATCGTCAAAATAAGGTGACTGAGATAGATCAATTTGTAGAGTCATATTTTCCTCTGTATTAGAACTGAATAACTATTTTAACAACTTCAGTAGAAGTATTTGATAAAGTAACGGGTGCAAAATTTTCAAGATAGATAACGTCACCAGAGAGTCTTACAAGATCAGGATAAACGATACTATTATTAACTGTATTTAATCCTATTGCCCCAGAATTAGAACCAACCATATTAGCAGATAATATTCCACTCTGGAATCTATTTGGTCCACCGATATTATTTAATACTAAAACAGTATAAACATTAGCTATAGTTGCACCTGTATTTAGTATATTTTTAAAGATGTCTCCATTCGCAAATGATTTATTCTTTGCTGTCACTCTCAAATATGTAGTATTCGCGAATGTAACGATACCCGTACCATTTGAACTTGCATTTTGGCTCGAGATAATATCTCCGACATTAAATGTACCATTCGCTCCAGTATATACAATATCAACATCATTATTTGTTGAAATAATAGTACCATAAGCATTAGTGCTAGCTTGAGTTAGCACTTCAAATTGTTGAAATGGTAAAGTATTCGAAGTTAATGGCATTCTTAATGTTTGATTAAAATATTGACCGAATATATTTGTAACATTAATCGTATTATTAGAACCATAAAGTGAAGTTACATTAGCCTGAGCACCAGTAAGAAAATCAGTGATATAACTATTAGAAGTAAATGTACCTTCAACATTCGATAAAGCGATTTGAGTGTTAGTATTCAATGCAACAATTTGAGCAGTAGATAATGAAGTGTTTTCAGTAACAATTTCAACATTAGAAATTAAACTAAAATATACCGTATTTTGAGCAGCTACGTTGGCTGTAGAACCAGAATTTATACCGATAATATTATCGTTTGACGGAACACCGTTAGCAAACATCATATTTGCGGCAAAAGTTCCTTGAGCATTATAAAGAACAAGAGTTCCTTGAGTAGAATTAGCAACATTAGCTGTGTATGAAAGAACCATACCAACACCAACGGTTTGTTGATTTGAAAATACTGTAGAAATAGTATTTACTACAGCATTTGATCCTGAAGTAACACCTTTAAGTTGGCGATACGTATCAAAATATCCATTTGTAGGATTAACAACAATTTGAGTAGTATTGGCTGAAAAAACGATTCCGTATGCAGTATTTGCAGAACCATTACTTTGATATACTATTTCTTTAAGAGTAAATGGACCTGTATTAGAAGAGATATTTAATCCATTCATTTCCATATTACCTAATTGCAACACGCTTTCGTTATTAGAAAACACGCCAGAAACATTTGTAAGTTGCAACTTTACTCTATTAAAATTATTAAGATTTACTGTAATGTCATTATACAACGGATCTTCTAAAATACCAACTTTACGATATTTGCCATATACTGGGAAAGTATATCCTTGAGTTGAACCATTAGCGATATTAACAGTTATGCCAACATACGATGCGCCAAGTTCAGAATATGTATTTGAGCCATGACCAGTTGCTGGCGAAATAGTAGGAGCAGCTTTTGCACCACTACCATAATTCGAATTAGCTGAGATTGCAATTGTAGCATTAGAGTAATTAGATCCAGGATTAATTACTACAATTTGCTGAATGTTATTTGTAGAATTCGTTGCAGTATTAACAACTGTATATGCCGATGCATTCGATCCATCTCCAGTAACCGTTACTGTCGGTGAAATTATATATTGAGTAAGAGCATTTGGAATCGTGTAATATGAAATTAAATTAGCAGTTCCAAGAGAAACATAAGTTGATGAATCTCTAGCAGTAAGAGTTTGCCCAAGAACAAAAGTTCCAGTAGGAGCAGTAGTTGTTATATTAGGATAACTAATTTGAGAAACAATAGATGCTTTTTGTAATGACGATTCGCCTCTTACAAAAAGTCCAGGAGTAATTGTTCCATTTACATTGCTAAGGATAAGTGTCGATGAATTAGCATATGATATAATAGCATTTGCACCTTGATAGATATTGTTAATATCTACTTGGTCTATTTTTTCACCGATGATAAAACTTTGACCGATAGTAGCTACGTTATTATAAGTTAAATTGATACCATTAAGATTTGTATTCGAAATATAAGCATTTGCAGAAGTTAATGTGGTCGATAATATGTCGGCTGCATAAGGCATTAAATAATATGAATTAGCAACAAGAGTATTTGAAAATGCAGTTGCTGTAGTTACAACTGTAGTATTAACAGCTGTAATTCTTCGCATATTAGTATTTGCATTAGAACCAACACGAATATAATTATTTACAGAAAATGTAGTATTCGCTGTTCCAGTTGAAATATAAACGTAACTTAAACCATTATTGCTTGTCGATACAGTATTAATAACCGCATTCGAACTAGAACTAACACCTTTAGCTTGATAAGAATTTGACCAAGAACCAGTTGATTTGCCAACATAAATTGTAGAACTATTCGAACTAAAAACAATACCATTTGCTGTATTGGCAGAACCGTTACTTTGATAAATTGTTTCGCCAACTGTAAATGCGCCAGTATTCGAAGTTATATTTAATACTTGAAATGGCTGGACAGTAGCAGTACCTGATTGTATCGATCCGCCTTGAGTAGTATCATAGATAGGAATATTAAGAGAAAATACGTTTGCGCCACTATTACGAACAACTTTAAGAACTGTTGAATTGGCAGTTATAATTGTACCATTTGCACCAGTATCTGTTTGAATAATTGTATCGCCAACTTGAAAAATTCCTTGAGGATAATAGTAAGCAATGCTGTCGATATTTTGAGTTAAAATATTTCCAACAGAAATAGAACCAGTTTGTGCTGATAAATTGAATACGGCATAAGTGTTAAATGCAGGTGTTACAGTAACTAATTTGTTAAGTCCATCATATTTTGTAATTTTACTAACTTGTCCCGCACCGAAACCAGCATTTAAATACATCGATGAACCAGTATAGTAATCATTATATGGAGATGCTCCACTATCGATACTTACTGTGTGATTATTAACAGTTGATGTTAAATATCCAGAATAATATGTTTGATAATTATTACCGCCAGCAGTAACACGAATAACGTCGATAGTTCCTCCGACAGCATTTGAAGTTACGTTTGCATTTGGCGTTACTGGAATGTATGTGTTTGATGTGAAATTAGTATTAGCATTAGTACTAATGCTATACATATATTTCCACGTATACCCATCAGATGTATTAAATGTACCATATGGAGTTGTGAGAGATGGTTTTACTGTTGAGTTGGCACCATTATTATTATCGATTACTTTATAAACTTCGTAATTGTCCGTAACAACGAAAAACTTTTTAGAATACATATTACCATCATTTTGATCATATCTATCAAAATATGTATTATTAGCCCAGTCATATCTAGGAATCATTTGAATGATATTATTGTTACTGATTCTTAAACCAAAAGTAAGGTCATCATAAATTACTGATTCGTGTTGAGAAACCGAAGCATTTGCTACAAGAACATTCGAATCATTAATTTGACCATTCGCATCCGTCCACGGTGTTGGTTTGCCAAAATACATAAAATATGCTTTTCTAGAATTCGTTATGTTTGTAATAAACGAATTTACAGCATCAAGATATTGGTGAATAGTTAGTACTGCCATTTTAATTCCAACGGTTGTTTATTGTTATATTTATGATGTTGTTTGGACAAGTGAGAAAGATACTGGTGCTGATTCTTGATTTGTTATATTACTAACAACAGAAAATTTTCCGTAAAGAGCAACACCTGATGGATGAACTAAATCTCTTACGAATTTTTCATATGTATCAATCATTCTTGTTGCGATAATTTGATACGAATAAACTTGATAAAATTCGTCATCCTGAAGATATATAGTATCGCTAGTAAAACCACTATTATTTTCATAAAAACCTTGCCCAGCGCCATCTTTATCAACTATAGCAAAACCTGTTATTGATGAAACATTATTTGTGCTTACTAAATTTATATATTCTTCTGGGTTATAACCGAATCCAGAGTCAACTATTTTTACAGCAGAAACAACGCCAGACGAAATACCTGCTACTGCAGTAACAGTAGCATTTTTTCCCCAAACACCGCCAAATCCATCAGGTATACCAACATCGGCAACATATGGTTCTACTATTGTAACAGTAGGATTTGCGGAATAACCAACTCCTGGATTCACGCCATTAATATAAGTTATCTGACCAATTTGTTTTGCAATAATATTTAATGCATTAAATATTTTTGTATCTAAATTACTAGCTGATGGATTTGCTGGAAAATAATTCCAATCTGTTAATCTATTAACAGCAGAAACAACTGCAGTTTTTCCAGAGCTTTGACCCGTAAGAGTACTTCCTGGAATAAAATAACCAATAGTATTGGTAGAATTAAACACTGTTACTAATGTCGTATTAGATACTACAGCATTTACAACACCATTACCAGTAACTGTAACTTTAGGAAATGTTGCATTTACTTTAACAACGGATCCTGTTGTATTACTTATCAAATAAGTTCCTGGAACAACATTAGCGTTGTTTAAATTTGTATCGGTACCTGTAATGTATAACATAGATCCGTCAGAATTATAAACTGTTAATCCTGAAATCCCAAGTGATGTATTTGATATCGATTCGCCATTTGATATAGATCCAGAAATATATGAAACATCTAGATGTTTAACATTTGCGGATGCAGTTACCAATTCGTTATTTGTAAAAGCTCCTGTAGAAGATACAGTATTAATTGAAAAACCTTCAGTACTAATATCAAGTACAGTATTATATACGTTGTTTATAATATCAGTATTATAGTTAAAAATTTGAATATTTGTGATGCCGCCAACTTTAAACGTAGCACCAGAACCATAACCGCCTGTTACTGTAACAACAGCATCTGTGCCATATCCATAACCGCCATTAACAAGAGTGAATGAAACTTTACCATTGTCAACTTGAGTCGCAACAACTTGCGCAACACCGCCAGTGCCGCTGCCCTGAACTGTCAACAGATCGCCAGTTTTATAATTTGCTCCGCCGCTTGTTATAGCAATAGCCGAAAGAGACCCAATTATAATCGGTGCATTGCTAACAGTAATATTAGGAAACTGACGTGAAAATATTTGATCGTCGTATTTAAATGTGCCGTTTAAATTTGATAAGAATAAAATATTTACTGTTTTTTGATTAACTGTTTTTTTAAAATAACTTTCGACGACAGCTGTCGCGCCAGAACTACTATAAATTTCATAACCAACTAATTGCTGTAAATTTGAAAAATTCGTTACTTCAATATATCTTGGGATATTCCAAACTGCATCTGATGATTTAAAAAGATAATTTCCAGGAATATAAATGTCAATATCTTCATTGAACAACATACGGAATAAAAGTCTGTATGAATTATCTGTGCCTTTTGATCTATATAAGTCAATAATATGCTTGACTAAAAGTTTAGGATCCGCTATAATAGATATTGGGAGTGATTGAATATACTTGTCTTTAAAGTATTGAATGAACTTAGGTAGAGTTGTATCGATATCAGTATACTCAAGCATCGATCTAGCTTCGAATGTAACTTGACCTATCTCTTCGAGCCACTGATAATAACTTTCAATAAATGCAATGAAATTCGGTCCCTGTGTTTTATAAAACGCTGGAAATTGAGAAGCAATTAATGGAGATATTATCTTTGAAATTTGCATTATACAGCATTTACCATTACAGTAGTTGAACCCAAATCGATTTCTACAATATTATTCGAATTGCCGATAATATCATTATACGTAGAAGTTGCAAATACTTTTATACCAATACCATCTATGAAACTATAAACTGTTATATTTTTAATACTTAAAGTACCGCTCATATAATCGATTGTTCCGACATTTATATAATTTTGAGTATTATTTGTTGTAATTTGTTTTAAGTATAAAATTCCAGTAATTCCAACAGCATTTGGATTAACATCGGTAATCTGGTATGTATTACCATCAGTTAAAATAAAACTGCTACTTGTAATACTTCCCATATTAAGTTCATTACCAAAAGAAGTTGTTAATGAAGTAACAGTATTAAGAGTAGGCTCTAGCAATTTATAAATTTGTATCGATGTTAAATTGCCATTAATACTCGAATTCGTATTATCGATAGCCTCAAGCAATTTAGAATATCTAAATGTAGTATCGAATTTTTGAAGATATGTTAAATTAAAATTAGAAATACTATTCAATACAGCTGATTGAAAATCAACTGGTGTTAATGAAGTATTCGTAAAATTGACATTTATAACAACCGTTGGAACTATGTAAACATAATTAGGATCGATAATTTTATTTGTGATATTAATTACTTTTTTTGTTAAAAGATATGTTAATATGTCAGCTTTTCTTTGATTAGCAAGTGGTGCTCCACTGTATGTCGAAGGTGAAATATAAACTACACCATACTCTGGATTAGGAAGAGTTTCTCCTCCGAATACGTTTACATCTTCAACATCATTAAAGTTATCAAGAATTAATGTTTTATAATCGCTGGTTGTTACAGCTCTATCCTGAACTTGGTATGAACGAGGTGCTCTAAAACGAATTGACTCAATACTTTCTGGATCAGAACCGTTTGAACTATTTGAAACAGTAGTAACAGTAGATATAGCTGTACCGCCATTATACGAACCGAGATCTTGATTTAAGAAAAATGTAGAAACACCACTACCTGATGAACCTTTTGTAATTCTATATGTGATGATAATAACAGAAGTGTTTAGAGGATAGTCGCCAAAAACTCCATCGCCAAATACGATTTCATATTGGCCATTTTGAGCAGCTTGTAAAAAATATACCGTTGAATTAGAGTTTAATCCAAATAGACTAGTCGCCTGTGTATAGATTATATTATTGCTTCCGTTGTTTTCTGAAACAGTAACAGCTATACTTCCAGTATCAACCGATGCATTCGAAAGAATAAATCTTTGAGATAGTTGAGTATAATCAACAATAAATGATTCGTTGATATATGTGCCTTCATAGATTGACACGTTACTAAACGTAAATGTATTCGATGAAGATATTGATGTTAGATTAGTATTAGTTGAAAATGTAAATGAACCGTTAGAATTCGTACCAGAAAAAGAAGTACCTTTTGGTATTACAAACGAGCCAGTTGTAATACCAGTAGTATCAAATGACAAATTAACAACAGCTTCAGCAGAAGTTGCCGATGATGGAATATAATTTAATTCTTTGGCATGCGAAACAACACTATCTCTTAATTGTGCGCTATCAAGAAAACTTTCAGCAGCAACCATATTAAGATAAAATGAATTTAAATATGTATTATACGAAAGAACGTCTAAAAGGACATTCATATTCGAACCAGTAAAATCATAATCTTGAAAAATAGTTTGTGACTGTAGATATGTTTGTAAACTAGATTTAAGAGTATCAAAATCAAGAGATGTTAAATTAAAAGAACTATTAGCCATGTTATCTTGCTCTCGATACAGTTAAATTGATATTTACTGGTGTTGTGCTATTTATAATAGAAAATATAATATCTACGATAAATGAATTTTTGTCGGGTGAAGGATATACAACAACATTTAATAAATTTGCTCTTGGTTCGAAATTTTGAATTGTTGTTTTTATATCATAAGTTAAATTTTGTGCGGTAATTTCATCAGCAAATTCAAAAAGAGAACCGTTTACGTTACCACCAACATTCGGTTGAAATAATCTTTCGTTATAATTTGTTAATACGAGATTAGTTATCGACTGACGAACTGAGTTCTCGTTAGTTACTTTTGCTAACTGATTATTAAATGGTACTCTATCAAAATTGTCTAAAAAATCCGAGAACAGAATCTGTTTCTTCTGTAATTGAGTAAATTTATCTGCTCTCGTAGTCCCAACCATTTTAAATCCTTTTATGGATATTTAGTTAAGTATTTGATGTTGATGTATTAGAAGTATCTGGTAGATTTGGATCTGTAACAACAGTAATACTTCCATCGTCTTCGATAATAGTTACAATTCCTGTTTGAACATCTACTTGAATAATTGACATGTTTTCCTCATTCGTAAAGTATGTTAACGGAGCCAGCATCAAAAGTATCAGTGCCACCAACTGTTGTAACTTGAATTGCAGTTAATTGTGCAGATAGTGGTACTGATCCAGTACTAATTCTAAATCCACCACCGTTAGATTCTCCAATAGAACCAGTCATAGCCCATGTATTTCCAGATAAATTAACAAAAGTTGCTATACCATTCATCAATGATGTTGCCGCAGGAGATATAAAAATTACAAATGCTGTTGTAAAATTAGTAGAAGAAGCACCAATAGCTGTTGCAATTCCAAGATAACCAGAAGTTGTATAAGTTGTGGAACCTGTTCCAAGCTGAACTATTATTGAGTTTGTTCCACTTGTTGAAACACCACTCAACATTACAGTAATTCTTTTCACCCAAGAAGGAATTGCTGTAAATTGAATTGCAGTTCCAGAAGTAGATGCAACTGCAGTTGCAGAAGTAATTAAACTACTTCCTAGAGTTTTATTTGTAAGTATCTGAGCATCAGTTGTGCCTACACCCGTGCTACCCGATGGCAGTGTAATACCGTTTGTACCATCAATCGTTATTGCCATTTATTTTCTCTCATTCGTAAAGGATGTTGACGGAGCCAGCAGTAAAAGTACTTGTGCTACCCACTGATGTAAGTATAACTTGAGTTAATGTAGAACCCAATGCAATTGATCCAGAACTCGTAGTCATTCCATTCGTTCCGTTAAATAAACCAACACCTGTTGCTATCCAAGTATTTCCTGTCAAAAGAGTAAATACCATTGTTCCAGTGTATGTAGTACCAGAACCAGTATTTTGACCAATTGGGAAACCTGTTGTTAACGCTCCAGTAGCACCAGAACCTGCGCCATTATATTGTGTCGAAGCAGCCGTGTATCCTGTTGTAGTTGCTCCACCGCTGGTTCCTAATTGGAATTGGATAACATTCGAACCGTTTGTTGTTATACCACTATACATAAGAGTAATACGTTTTACCCAACTTGGAATCGAACCAAATGTAATTGTAGTTCCAGATGTGGTTGCTTGCACCGTCGCAGATACGATATTCGTAGACACACCCTGCACCGCAGCCGTGCCTGTACCAGCTGGAATAGTAACAGTGTTAGTACCATTTTGTTGAAACTGAATTACACCAGAGTTATCAGATGTTACCTGAAGACCAGATGCCGTAGTTGCGTTTATTGTGACTGCCATTTATTTTCTCTCATTCGTAAAGGATGTTGACAGAGCCAGTAGAAAATACCGCAGATCCACCGGTAGTTCCAATTTGCAAACGATCTACAGTACCAGACATTGTGACTGACCCGCCACCGACATAGCCTGAGCCAGCACTAGAGTAAAACATAAAGGATGCGGTCCAAATATTGTTACCCAAGTAGCTGAGAATAAATTGACCAGAAAGTCCTAAATTCGCAGCAGCTGCAAAAGATAAAGGAAATTGTGTTGTTGAAGTTAATGCCGAACTATTGTTCAACTGAGATACCAATGCGGTATATCCAGATGATTGAATTGAACCACTACCAAGCTGCAAAATAGGCTGAGATGACGTTGAACCTGTGCTAAGGTTGGATAAACACGCCGTAATACGTTTTGCCCATGAGGGAATACCTGTGAATAAAACTGCCGTTCCTGAGGATGGGCTTTGAACAGTTCCGCTGACAATATTCGTAGAAACATTTTGTGCTGTAATAGTACCAGTACCTACTGGAAGATAAAGAGTACTAGAGCCAGCAGTAGCATTAGCCTGAAGGATTACCGAACCGCTAGTGTCGCCATTGATTGTTATTGAACTCATAATACCACCCACTTACTACCTGAAGGAATTGTTACCACAACACCACTATTTATTGTTAATGGACCAACTGACATTGCAGATTTACCAGTCGTAATTGTATAACTAGAAGTTAATGTTTTACTGTTTTCGTGAAATACACCACCGACTGAAACAACTACAGAGTTAACAACAGTATTTACAGTTGAGTTACCGAAAGAAATATTGTTACTGAATAGATATTGCGCCGCTGTATTTACACCTGCAGATGCCGTACCCCAGTAAGGCGAACCAGTAACACCGTTTGAAATAAGAACTTGACCAGATGTACCAACTGAAGCATTGGCAGAAAATGGCGTTGTGATAGTTAGCTGTGTAGTATTAGCTATAAAGGTAGTACCGACTGTGTGTGAAGCAGCATTTATAGCAGCCGATGGCGCATTAAGTAATGTACCTTGAATATATGCGTTACCATTAACTGATAACTTATCTACAGGAGTGGTGTTGCCGATACCCAAGTTGCCGTTAGAAGCTAAACGCATTGTTTCTGGAACTGCAACACCGTTTAACGTAGAACTACCGGTACCAAATGTTATGCCGCTGTCATTGTAGCTCGTTCCAGTCCCGCCGTTGAACTGAATAAATGCCATCCAAGTAGCGTCTATCTTTTGCTGCAGTCTGGTACCAGCACCGTCCCAACCGGTGTTTGCTATCATTCTAGTATTAGTAATTTCTAGAGAGTCAGCATTACCATCTGTACTTCCATACCTCTGATAAAAAATCTGACTGTTGGCGGTAGCACCAAGAGCACCACCGCTGTTACCCATGTCTATCTTAAACGAAGGAGTACTATAACCGCTAACACCGATATTACCGTTTGATACGAAATATGCAGCCGTACCGATGGTAGCTGTATTGGTCGAGACTACTAGTGAAGCTGTGTTAGTCATTGTCGAGTTGGCGGTGAATGCAGTCCCTACCGCATAAGATGCAGCATTAACAACACCAGTATGGTATACGCCTAACGTATTCGCGATAAAAGAAGTAGAAACAGTATACGATGCTGCGTTAATAGTACCAACAGCATAAACGCCACCGTTAGCGGCTAGTGTCATCGATGTTGTTGCGTTGGCTTGAAAAACGAGAGAACTTCCAGAGCCACTAGCTGCTACTATTGCGGTTAAAGTATTTGCACTAAAAAGAGCTAATTGAGATGATTGTGCAGAATCTGTTATTTGGAAAATACCAGCCGTAGTATCAGTTCCACCACCAGCATATGCTCTATAACTAAAATTTCCTGAACCTGTTCTTGCAGCAACACCACTAGAATTAATAGTTACGTTGCCTGATCCAACAGTAACTGATGTATCAATAGTTGCTGTTCCATAAATTCTAGTACCACTTTGTAAATTTGCCATATAAATTTTCCTAATTAATAGTTATTTATGTTGGTTTTGTAACTTCATCAAATATGCCAGAAATTCGTAAAGTTCCATTTGCAAAAAGTTTTTGGGCTAACCCAGCAGTAATTGGATTTATCGTAACTTCATCAAATATTCCTGTATTGGCAATTAAAAATGTACCATTACTATATGTTCTAGTAGCTACACCCGTTAAACCAGTTACTTCATCAAATGTTCCAACAGTATAAAAATTACCAGATGAATTTAATCTTGTTACGTATGTTGGTGGTGTGTAGGTAATAACAATGATACCCGCACCAGCAGCACCACTAGTATCGCCATTCTGGTTTCCTTGACCACCACCATATTTTCCGCCAGAACCCGTTGTTGTATTAGGACCATTAGTAGAAGTACCCGCACCAGAACCACCTCCTGGACCTGCAACTGCAGTAAATGTTGCAGTATGTGTACCAGATTGTGTACCAGTTGTATTAATAGCTGTTCCATTAAGAGTGGCAGCTATATTAAATGTGGTAGTAGAGGTAACGCCACCAGAAAAAATAGCAAGAACGTAATAAGTTGTACCAGCTGTAATACCTGTTGGAAGTGCACCAGTAGTAGAAAATACAACAGGTGTTCCAGATTGAGGAGCAGTAGCAACAGTAAATACGCCTGGATTAGCAATACTAATAGTAACAGTTTGGGAAGTAGTGCTGGTTGCAGTCCAGTAAACACCTACGCCACCTTCTCCGCCTCTATAGTTTCCTCCACCTGCTCCGCCGCCACCACCACCGCCACCTGCTCCTGTACCTCCTGGCGAATTAAAACCACTACCAGCAGAACCAGTCGGCGTTCCACCTCCTGTACCACCTACGCTAGCACTACCATTAGTACCACCATTACCGCCACCGCCACCGCCACCAGTACCGTTATTTGATGGACCACCAGTACCACCAGCTCCATTTGGTCCTGCAGCGCCACCACCGCCACCGCCACCGCCATTTACACCACCAGTGCCTCCATTACCACCACTAAAAGCAGCAGCTGAAGGAATAGAAGCAGATGCTTGTCCACCTAAACCACCTGTAGTATTAGAACTAAAAGAACCGCCTTTTGCAAGTAATCCAGTTGCAGAAGATGATGGCGCAGAAGCAGCTGCTGTATTAAACCAAGTATCTCCGCCATTAGCTGTAGGGGTTGCAGCACCCGTACCAACACTAATATTAACTACTTGTCCTGGAGTTAAAGAAAAATTACTTAATTTAGTATATGCACCACCGCCACCACCTGCACCGCCAGCTGGCCAAGCAGAACCCGATCCACCGCCACCACCGATGGCTTCAATAGTATTATTACTAGATGAAAAATCAGAAGGAACAGTCCATGTTGATCCACTAGCAGTAGTAAGAATTATAACTTTAGTTGCCATTATCCAAATACCGTATCGAGACTACCAGTTGATGCATTATAATATGTATACGCCTGATTGGCACCAGCTGAGTTAGCATAACCGATACGACCTGCAGTATACACGTTACCGTTTGCAGCTATACCACCATATGAAATAATAGCACCAGCGATAGCATTAGGAGAAGCGTTGGTGCTAGTAAATAATGTTTGGTTAGCAGAAAATGTTTGAGTATTCGTCCAGCTATATTGAGCGGCAGTATTAATTGTTACTGTTACAGATGCCCAGTATGCATTACTTGTTCCGTTAGAAGTAAGAACTTGTCCTACAGTACCGTTCGAACCTGCAAGAAAAATTGCAGAGTTAACATAAAGAGCAGTATTGTTCGCAACAAATGTGCCGCCAGTTGTAAGATGAGATATCGAACTTACTACGTTGGTTGTGAAAATACCATTATTGTTAGCAGTGACTACAGCACCGATTGTATATGAAGCTGCATTTACAGTACCAGTAGTATAAACACCTAAAGTGTTTGCAATAAACGAACTGCCGATTGTATATGAAGTAGAATTAATTGTAGAAGCATTAACTGTACCAGTGGTGTACATACCCGATAAGTTAGCGATTAATACGCTTGCAGTAGCGTTACTAATCGCAACAGAAACTGCAGTTATTGTTACGTTTCCTGCAGAGTTTGCTACTGAAATAGTTCCAGTAGTTTGGGTAGTGCTACTATTACCAATTGTAAATGCGCCAGTATTCGCCAATGTAATTGTTGGTGAAGTACTCGTATTACCAGTCCATAAAAGATTAGTAGAATTGAATACCGCATTAGCACCTGAATAATGATTAGCAGCATTAGCATTACCAGTCGTTGTAAACGCAGAAGCATTAACGATACCAGTCGCAAGTATACTTGTTGCTCCAGCAGTTATCTGTACGTTACCAGCAGAGTTAGCTACTGTTATAGAACCAGTAGTTTGAGTAGTACTACTATTACCAATACTAAATGCGCCAGTATTTGCTAATGTAATTGTTGGAGAAGTACTCGTGTTACCAGTCCATAATATACTAGCACTATTAACAATTAAGTTAGAACCAGAATAAAAATTAACAGCATTAGCATTACCAGTCGTTGTAAATGATGCAGCGTTTACGGTACCAGTAGTGTAGACGCCAGTAGCATTGGCAACAAATGCAGTACCTACAGTATAAGATGTAGCATTTATTACGTTATTAGCAGCACTCATAACTACGTTACCGTTAAAAGTAACTACGTTGCTGAACGATTGAGTATTAGTCCAAGCATACTGGGCAGCAGTATTAACGGAAGCTGCTGCACTTATAGTCGACCAGTATACGTTACTGGCGCCATTTGATGTAAGAACTTGTCCAACTGTTCCTTGTGAACCAGCAGAATCAATAATAGAAATACCAGTAGAAATTTTTAAATTGCCACCTAGATATGTTGTTCCGTTAATTGATAATTTGTCTCCTGGAGCAGTATTTCCAATACCTACGTTACCGGATCCGGCATCTAATCTAAAACCTTCTATTTCAGCACCACCACCAGAAACCATATAATATAATTGTACAAGATTACCTTTTAATCTTAAATTGTTCCAGCCAGTTCCAGGAGTTACTGAAATAATTTCTCCATAACCACCAGCACTGTTCCAACCTATACCAAGAGCTGGTGTTGTTGTTCCAAGAGTTGGTGGTCCGAATACAGCATAAGTTTTATCCCATGCAGTGCCTCCGCCAGTCGAATCATTCATACCGACTTGTAATGCTGCAATTCTATTTGTAGAATTTACATAAACAGATGTACCAGTAATTATATTTTTAACAAAAGTACCAGAATCATTCGCAACAAAAAAGTTAGATGATGTAGTATTACTGAATGAAATAGAGGTTGGTGTTAAAGTAACATTTCCTGACGTATTAACAACACCTTGAGATGAAACATTAATGTAACTATAAAAACTGCTATTACCAGTAAAGAAAACAGTAGAATTAGTTTGCGTATTAACAGTAGAATTACCAATCGAAATTAAAGTTGGAGTAATTGTTGTAGAGTTAACAATTGTATTGTTGTCTGATAATGTAAAGGTATTTGCAGTAAGTAATGAATTGAATCCATTAGTATCTGCTAATGATATTCCGTTAGCAGCTACTGATTGGTAATTTCCAATATTATCAATAAAATTAATAGAATTGCTGTATACGTTTGTTGTTGAATAAAATGACAAACCTCCAGTAAAACTATAATTTTGTGTTGTGTCTAATCCAGGAACATTTCCCCAATAAGTATTTGTTCCAGTACTGATTAATATACTTCCACTATTACCATACGAACCATTTGCAATTAAACCGCCAGTTACAGTAACGTCACCGCCAAAAGTAGCATTATTAGAATTAATTGTTGTGACGATACTATTAGAAGAAATAACAAGATTACTTTGGTTCATACTGATGTTTGCAATTTCAGTACCAATAACAAGATTAGAACCGTAAACAGTAACCTGCCCAGCTTGCATTAAAGTATATTTTGAAGTACCGCCACCTAATCTAAAAACTGAACTGTTAACAAAAAATGCATTTTGTGTTGGATCTACTAATCCATTAACTGAAGTTCCAACTGTAATTTGACTTGGCTGTAATTGTAGAGCACTCGTTAATCCAGAAATTGCTAATGATGAAGAGTTAGCAAACATATTAGCAGTACTGTTACCAGTATAAATCGTAGAAGGTGTTACCCTAACAGCTGTTGAAGAATTAGCAACTTCCATGTAAATAGAATTATAAGCTGAAACTGTACCAGAAGTTGCAGTAGTTGAAGCTATCGAATATTTTACAACAGAAGATGTAGGATAACTGATAGGTCTATCGGTAACCCAAGACACTGAACTTGAAACTGATTTAGGCGAACCTAATGATCCAGCCGCTAAAGTAAAAGCTATATCAGTACTACTTGGAGCAATATCAAAAGTATTAGCAGTTGGAACTGCATTACTAACTAAAGTACCAGTATATGGTCCTCTCGTTATTGTTGTATTTAAAGTCATTCCGGAAACAGAGCCAGCAAAAGCAACATATCCAGAAATTATTCCAGATAAATTTGATCCTAAATTATTAAGACTGTTGCCGACAGTAAATGTAGCAGATGCTCCAGTGCCCGAAGTATTAGTAATTATTACCCAACCGCCCAGCGAACCTCCTATAGATCCTGCTGGAATATTCGTTCCTGTAGTAGTATAAATTCCAGGTTCTGCTTTTAAAAACACCCATTGTCCTGTCGTAAATGGATGATATTGTGCTGATATTACAAATGCATTTCCAGTAATTGTCGTTGAGCTAACAGTCTGGGATTGGTTAACGACCCAGTTATTTCCACTACCACTTACAATATAAGTACCGTTTAATACGTTTGAACCAGTAAGATATTGACCGATCGCAATCGTGCCTGTTGGACTTCCAGTAACTGTAAGAGCGGTTCCGGAAATAGAAGCAGTAAACGAAGAAGTTGTTAATGCCCAAGTTGAACCATATATTGTACTTGTGCCGCTAACGAAAGAAGTTCCCTGAAAAAGATATTTCCATCTTGGTAGAGAAATCGTACCTGCGGCTGTAGTTAATGCTGCTGGAGTATAAGGTGTACCAACTACAGAATTTAAATTAAATAAAACAAAAGTATTACTAGAAGCAGATGCTCCAGTATAAGGAAATTGTCTTTGTCCACTAAAATCTGAACTACTTCCAGCTGTCGGTAATGATGCTGTACCTAAACTTAAATTTGCTGCTAATTGTACGTAAGCATTTGCACCAGTTCCTGTTACAGCAGCAGTTGTATAATATGAATAACCACCAGTAGTTGGAAGTGTAATATTAAAAGAGTTTGGTGTCGATGTAGGAACTGATGCAATACTAAAAATTTTATTATTCAACAAATAAACTAACGAAACACTACTCATAGTTATTGGAGTGTATCTAGTAATTGTTGTAGATCCGACAGCCGATCCAGGTTTTGGTAATACGTTGTATGTACCAGCACCACCAGTGCCAGTTCCTAATGAAGCGATGTATGTTCCCTGTGGTACGTTCGTTCCAGAAAGATATTGTCCAACAGCAATACCAGTTGGCGAACCCGTAACCGTCATAATACCAGTAGTTGCGATAGATGCAGTAAATGTACCACCGACTGCAACAGTTGATGATGCACTAAGATTATAAGTATTAGGAGATGATCCTGCTCCAGTAATATAAGTTCCGGAAGTAACACCACTTCCACTTATAACTTGACCAGCCGCAAATGTAACTCCTGTAGGAACAGAATTTACTGTAAGAACCGTTCCGGAAATAGTACCGCCAAACGAAAATGCCGTAGTATTAATCGCCCCAGAAGTAACGCCATTAAATTGAATATAAGAACCAACATCAAGATTATGTGCCGTTGGCATTGCTACTGTAAGAGTTGCAGAAAGAGCCGTTGGCGCAGTACCAATAGATTTAAATGATGATACTGAAGCAGAATAAACATTAGTTGAAGATGAAGATAAAGTTACAGCTTGTGCGCCAGTAAAAAGATAAGGACTCGATAAAGAAAAATATGCATTTGGAGAACCAGAAAATGGATCAAACGACATACCCGTTACAGATATACTTGCTGTATCTGTAAATGAAGGTATATTTACATACATACCATTAGATAGACCATGAACGGTTGTTGTGTTAAAATGTAAATTACTTGCGCCACCAGTAGTCCAATATGAAGAAATAGTATTCGTAATCGATGGAAAATTAGCATAAGTTAAAGTGTTACTATTAGGAGTAGAAGTTACTGTATAAGAACCATTATATGTTAAAGGTGCATAATTTGGATCAACAGGAATACCAGAAACAGCTATTGGATCTGATGTATTAAATCCATGAGGACTTGTTGTAATAATAGTAGCTACGCCAGATGTTCTTTGAACAGAGGCAATATTAGCAGCAAAAGGAGTATAAATTGTAAAACCGTTAGCCGCTACTATACCCGAAACTTCATAAGTATTATTAAATTTTGCCGCAGCTCCAGGTAAACTCGATAATGTTACATACTGACCTTTTGTTGGCGCAACGAAATTAGTATTCGTTGTCGTATAAATTGTTAAATTAGAACCATCATACGAATAAGTATTAACTGTTAATGATTGCGAAAAAGCATTAAGATTAAACTGCGCATTAGCGATACTATTACCACTGAAAATAATTTTCGGTGACATCTGAGAATTGCTAACCGAATTACTTACAGAAATAAATATAGAATTTATAACAGAATTTATACTGCTATTACCAGCGAACAAACCAATAGCATTAATAGAGCTATTAACACTGCTATTACCGACACTGATACCTTGGTCAATCGTTACATTAGTTGCATTTAAAGAAGTTGCCGTTATAGTACAAGCAGTTAATGAAGATTGAGATGCACCAATAGCAATAAGAGCACTACCATTCGAAGAGTACAAAATTCCATCGGTTAAGTTAATTGCTAACTCACCTGGATTTATATATTGTCCATTACTAGAACTTGTGGTGTTTGGTTGTCTACCAGCCACCGTAGTTCTTTTAATTTGTAATATTGTATTAGCCATATGGCATCCTCTTTAACGGTATATACCGAGGTATCAATTTAATGTATTTATTAGAAAGTTCCGCCGTCTAAATTAATTGGCGAAGTAAATATAAGATTTGCAGTATAAAGAGCAGCTGTATATGTTACGTTTGAATTGAATATTGTATTGGTTCCACCAAATGTATTATTTCCAGTATAAGTTGTGTTATTAGAAGTATATGCATTTACAGCATTAGAATAAGCAGTTGTTGCATTAGAAGTAACAGAACCTGTGGTTGCATAATTACTAAGATTAGATGATAACTGCGCATTAGAAACTACGTTAGCTGCAGATACAGTTCCAACGAAAGATGTATTATTCGCAGTACCACTAAATGCTGTAGAATTAATTACTACACTAACTGATGTATTACCAATGAAAATATTAGAAGAAGAAATATTAGCATATGCTATACTATTACCAAGTTGAATTAGTGAAGTGTTTACATATAAAAGATTAGCAGTAGTAGCAAACGCAGCACCTTGAGGAGCATAAACTGGATAACCTCCAGGACCATTATTAAGAGGACCTCCAATTGTAATAGCAGGTCCATATTGAGTACTACCGCCACCTCCGCCAAGAAGATTTGGAGAAATAGATATATTAAGAGTTGCATTACCAGTAAATATATGATCTGAGTACATAGCCGAGTTTACGCTACTATTACCAACAGATATATCATTATTTACAGATACATGGTTAGCCGATAAACTATTCGTAGTAATAGAATTTGCAACAATATTACCTACAGCAGAATCACTAGCCCAGTAAACACCAGTACCATTAGAAGCTAGTACTGTACCATTAGCACCAAATGCACCGTTTGCGATAATTTGTTTAAGAGTAATCGAACTTGAGTTTATGCTTAATGTATTGCTACCAAAAGTAACAGCAATATTACTTGTAAATGTTGCTCCAGAAAGTAATGCATAATTACTAAGATTAGATGATAACTGCGCATTAGAAACTACGTTAGCTGCTGTAACAGACCCAACGTATAATGTATTATTTGATGTTTGACTGTAATTCGTGGTGTTGATTATAGCATAAACAGAAGTATTGCCAATGTTTATAGTATTAGCCCAAAAATTTGCGATATGAAAAGAAGGATCTGTTGTTACAATATTTATAGCTTGGTCTGGTTCTGGAGTATAATTATCAAATACTTTCCAGTAACCGTCCGCATAATCTCTCATTATACCAGAATGGTGATAAGATCCATCATTATAACCACCAACGATACCAAGATCTGGATTTATTCCTGATTTATAAGATGCAGTACCATTTGATGTAAATGTACCAGTAAATGTATTCGAAACTTGAAATGTAGAAGAATTTGCGAATAATACAGGAACATAATTTGCATTATTGAAACCAGAAGGTACAATTCCTGTTATAGAAACGACACCTAAATTACTAAAAGCATTAAGTGCAGTATACGTAATAACAGAACCGTTACCAGAAGCATTAGTAACTGTTGCAGTGGCAGGTTCATTAAGGTACAACATATTATCCACTGTCGTAAAGTTAGCTGCATTAACAGTAACAGTTGTACCATAAACATTTAAATTTCCAGAAATAGTTACGTTTCTTCCAACATTAAGATCATATGTTGTTTGTATATTATTTGCTGTGACATTGCCTGTAAATGTTGCTCCAGTAAGAGCTGCATAATTTGTGAGGTTAGAAGACAGTTGACCATTAGAAACTACGTTAGCTGCAGATACAGAACCAACGAATAACGTATTATTAGCAGTTAAAGTAGCTACGTTAGCAGACAAACCAGCTGTTGTTTGGTAGTTAGCTAAGTTGTTATTTAAATTTGTAGCAGTAACATAATTACTCAAGTTGCTTGATAACTGGGCATTTGATACAACATTAGCTGCAGATACAGAACCAACAAAATTTGTATTATTTGAAGTTAAAGTAGCTACGTTAGCAGATAACCCAGCAGTAGTTTGATAATTACTCAAGTTGCTTGATAACTGGGCATTTGATACGACATTAGCTGCAGATACAGAACCAACAAAATTTGTATTATTTGAAGTTAGTGTAGCTACATTTGCCGACAAACCAGCTGTGGTTTGGTAGTTAGTTAAGTTAGATGATAGCTGGGAATTACTTACTACGTTAGCCGCAGATACAGAACCAACAAAATTTGTATTATTTGCAGTTAAAGTAGCTACGTTAGCAGATAACCCAGCAGTAGTTTGATAGTTGGCAAGATTAGCAACTAATTGAGCATTCGATACGACATTAGCTGCAGATACAGAACCAACGAAAGATGTATTATTTGAAGTTAGTGTAGCTACGTTAGCAGATAAACCAGCAGTAGTTTGATAGTTAGCTAAATTGTTAGTTAAATTTGTAGCAGTAACGTAATTGGCAAGATTAGCAATTAACTGTGCATTACTTACTACGTTAGCAGCTGGTAGACCACCAATATATAATGAATTATTAGCAGTACCATTAATCGTTGAATTAAATGTAATTGTGTTAGTAAATGTTTGGGTATTCGACCAAATATACTGTGCGGAAGTATTTACGCCAACAGCACCTAATGATTGCCATATTACTGCGCTTCCATTCGTTGATAGAACTTGACCATTAGTACCAGCTGAATTACTTGAGTCAAGGAAATAAGAATTAACAATAAGATTAGAAGCAAACGTAATAACATTCGTAAAGGTATATTGTTGTGATGTGTTTACACTACCTCCACCACCGCCATTAGCAACTATTGCGAAGTTACTGTTTAGATCATTAGCTGTAAGTGTTTGTCCTTGGATGAATATATGTAAATTTGCCATTAACCTATAATTCCTCCAACAGTCCCAGAATCAAGAGCGATTGCATTGCTCGGTGATTCTAGTGGAGCTAGTGTGTCGGCACTACCTGTTATTATTATAGCACCACAATAACATATACTACCTGTAACTGCAGTAACAGAATCTTCACAGTAAAAATTTCCAGAGCCATTAATAATCGGAGTAACGCCATGACCAGGAATTGGGCAACTATGAAGATCCCCAGCACGTGCTACGAGAATACCATCTACGTATGTTCTAGCAGCAGATGATATTACTACACCACCATGGTCACTTATATCTCCAATTCTTACTACGTTTGCCATATTAGTCCTTATTCATTAACTCTGACAGTGGTAGAATCGATTACAATCAATTGACTTGTCATATTAATGATAGAACTTCCAATAGTCAAAACGATACTTGATGGATTGATAACAATACTTGATTTACCTACTTTTAATGTTATTGAAGTATCACTATCAATTAGAATATCACTTGCATCTTTTAATCTAAATTTGCCAATATCGATTTGGAAATCAACATTACCGCTTTGGTTATTTAGAGCCCATTCGCCATTAACTATATCAGAACGATTGCCAGTAACTTGTTGTACGCTATCGCCTAAAATATTTTCATGAATATCGCCAACACGATCAGCTACAAGGTTTCCGTCGATTGTATTAAAAACGTCACCACTAGAATGATGGTATTGAGTATCGGCTGTACCGAATACTTGATGACCCGATGAACCGTGATAATCATCCCCAGCAACTTCAGCACTACGACCACTATCATAGTTTTGTCTAGACACACCACTGATTTTTACGTCATGGTTTCCATCAACTGTAGTAGAAGCACCGTTGCCACTATACGACCAAGTTCCATTAGCAACTGCTTCAACTTTAGATCCGTCGGCAGCATGACCATAATAAGAACCTGAAGGTTGTATTTCGAAATATGCTTCATTTCCAGGCTGGATGCTTTTTAATGTTTGACCACCACCTGCATCTTGTGTTACATGAAGATAAGGATAGGTTCCTTGCCATGGTAACTTTGGATGTTTTAAATTATAATCTGTATCTTGTGTAGGTAACATATTATCTGCCATTTTAAATTTTCGTTACAGTTGGTTCGTGAACAGTAGCACTAGGAACAAATGTTAAATTATATTTTTGACCTGTATCTGGTGAAGTTATTGTTTCATTTATAATTCCACTTCCGCCAGCAAGCTGATCATTATATGATTTTTTTAACGCGAGATATTTACAACCATGAATTAATTCGGCATCAGCTTGGTCTGGTGTAGGAGTAAGAGCTGCTTGCATACTTTTCTTTTTCTTTTGAAGATTTGCTTGATTTTGAGTAAATACATTCATTGTATTCTGAACAGAACCATTTAAAACTGATTGGGGTAAATGATTTTGTATAGTGCTGTTAATCGCTCCGCCAAGATTACCGCCAAGTAAACTTTTTGCTAATCCAAGCATTGATCCAACATTAACACCAACTCCAAGAATTTTTGTTAAACTATCGGCATTCATTCCAGTTAAACCGCCTGTTAATAATCCACCAAGAATTAAAGGATTTAATCCAGCACCTATATTAAAATGAGGTAAAAAAGCAGCCGTCATTGATAATATAGAATTTCCCTGTACATGTTCTTGTGCAGATGCGTAATTAGGTTGACCATTTCTTAATGTATAAACAAAATCACCACTTGGACCTTTCCATTGAATATATCCTGGAAATGGATCACTAACAGCTGCATAATATTGCTGTATGTAAAGATTAGGTACTGTTTTAACAATAAGATTTGCTGGTGGTCTAGGTGTATTTGTGCCAATAATATTTGATTTTGGAGGTTTATAAGCTGAAGTAGTTCCATTATTATTTACTGCACTAGATATTGCTAAATTTATACCAATGCTTAATGCCTTTCCTAATATTGGACCAAGATTAGCTCCTCCAATAGAACCAAGAATAGAACTTATAGTATTTGTAAAACCAAATTGATTTGCTAAATTTCCAATCACACTACCAAGAATATTTCCCATCATATTAGTTTGACCAAGTGGGCTAGACATAGATATTATATTACGAATATCTGAAAAATTAGAAACCATATTTGGTAACGAAGCACTTAAACTTTGTGGATCAACTTGTTTAATTGTATCAAGAACATGTTGGCCAGCTGAAGTACTTGCTACTGTTGGCGTTGATGGTTGTTTGAAAATTGTATCAAGGACAGTTCTAGTTTCAACGCCATCTTTACTCGTTAATTTCGATGGATCTTTTTTACCTTCATTAATTTCAGTAATCAACATACGACCAGCATTAAGAATACTAAACGGATTTATAAACGGTGGAGGACTATGATTTTGAGCTGCTGCTGGAATACTACCGAATGAAGTATTAACTTTCGGAATACCATCAGAAGTTGTTCCGTCAATAAAATTACCAGCTTTGCCGACAGAACCAGTAATAATTGGCTGCTGTTGATCTTTATCGTTCCAGTAACCTTTTACTATAGAACCTTTTACTAATCCTAATGGTGCTGTTCCTATTTTACCAAATGCTGCAGAAGTAACAGGTTGATGCACTAATGCCCAAGGTAAATCCGCATCCGGAATATTACTTACATCATCATGTTGACCAAATACACGTATCTGAACACGACCCGACTGATCAGGATCATATACATTTACGACTTTTGCAGTAAATTCGCCAGCGTATGTTTGTCCTAAATTTCTTTCGGTCATTTTACACCATTTTCTAAATTACCCTTAATACATTCAACAACACATGTATATCTTGGTCTTTCTCCAAGCATACCTATGTCATGATGTATTCTTGATATTAAAAAATTACCATCTAACATTTCATCATCTTCTCTTGGTCCGGTCGTTCCTATTTTCTTTGGTAAGTTAATTTTAATAACAGAACCTGGAGTTAAATTGAAATTACCATATACTCTCATCTTTAAACTATTTTGTAAAAGAGTCGATAGATACGATTGTAAATCTGCCGTATTATCAGGAATATGAGTATTGGCTCTTTGAGAAGTATCAGCTGGAATTAATGACTGTGGTGGAATTTTTGATGTAAGATATTTTTGTCTAAAGGAAGAAGAATCATATGAACCTTTACCCCCAGTAGTATATTTTGTTGAATCGGTAACAATATCTTTTTGAACATATGACTGTGTTCTATATTCGAATTGACTAACACGTCTAGTACCGCCAAATTTAATTCTATCAACCGTATTAAAAACTTTAGGAATTTCTAAAGAGATAATATTATCTTCAGGTTTATTATAGATGCTACTATTAATAGAATCGCTTTGAGTAAATGTTTTTACCGGAGAACTTTTAAATAATTTTTCTATTGTAGAAAATGTATATGATTGTTTACCTTTATCTCTAGTTTCAAAATAAACATAAAGTGATGATTTATTTTGATCAGAAATAGACCTTTTTCTCAACATTTCAATTGCTTTGAATGGGTCGTGATGCGGGATAACAATATTTTGATTACCTTTAGTATTTTCTACTGTAATCGGTTTTGTACTTTTTAAATAATTTTTATGAATGTCTTTAATAGCATCCGATAACAATCCCTTATAACTTTTTTGAACAAAATTTGTTTTCGCATGCAACGCTTCTTCAGAAACGCATTTCAAAGTATACATTTTTGAATTAAGGGATTGTGTTGCCATGTTTGCATCTTCTAAAGTATATAATGCGAACTTAAATTCACTAGATGTACCATCGGGCATTTGAATTTGTAAATCAACGGTTTCATCGCCTACAATTTTTAACTGACCTATTTGATCATCCATATCTAATACTTTTATGTAAGCAATAGTTCCTGGATGAAAAATTGTTTCAAAAATTGATGCTGAAGAAAACGCATAACCTAAATCTAATGATCCTCTAGGCGAGGATAATTTAAATGAAGTTATTGCTATATCACCTGGAACGAAATTATCAACCATTTAATATCTTTGTCAACTGTTTAGAAATTGGAAGAGCTATTGATTTGTTTATCAAATTTATAGATTTATTTGCTTCGTTTAAATCATTTTCATAATCATATATGTAAACTGGATCCCAATAACTTGCTTCTATAGCTGGAATATTATTAGCCACAGAAGCAACTGCTGTAAATGCTACATTACTTAAACTTGCATTACCGAATAGATAACTACTACCAGTAATTATAACAGTACTATTTGGATAAAGAGTTCCAGAAACATTATTAATTAATACTGATGTACTATTAGATGTTACAACCTGCCCTTTACCTGTATGACTAGTATCAAAATTAATCGTTACGATTTCACCTTCTATAAATTTCGAAACGCCATTAGCATAAACTCCATTCGCGCTATAATTTATAATTGAATTGGTATTAATTGTAGTATCGATTTGTATTCTAGAATAACTGAAAATATTACCTTGATTATCGTAATACGGTTGATAGAATTTATAAAGACTCGGGTCTAATGCATTATAATTCGAAACACTAATTGTTCCAGGACTATTATACCAATTATTTCTATAAAACATAACACTATTTTGTAATACAGGAATAGAAGTATTATATTTTGTTGTTAAATGTTTATTAAAATCTGAAGAAGAAAGATACCACTGATAGTATGGATCGATAATACCATTAGTAAGATACATCAACCAACTTATATATTGATCAGAATAATAATGATCTGCAATTTGATCTGGTCTTTGACCTTGAACAACATCAAAAGCATAATATAAATTAGGTGAATTCTTTGGCGTATTATATACTATTGCTCGTTCCATAATATTGATTACGGTGGTGTTCGCATAATTTATAATGGGAAATTTTACAAAATATCTTTCAGCCATTTTTTTATTTACCTATTATTTTGACTATTAAAACCCAGCTCTTGCGGCTTGTGAAATAGGTGCAGGAGCTGATGGTTGAATTGAACTAGATGTAGGACTAGGTGCAGAAACAGATTGATCTAAATTAGTAGAATTTGGCGAAAGAATATTATCTCTCAACCAATATTCGATTTCTTGTAGATCAACTCTAAAATCAATTATTGTTGGTGCATTTGTTCCATGGAAAAAAGAAGGAACGCCACCACCAGCATAATTAACACTTATATTTGTAATAGCGCATGGTTTAAATTGGTAAAGGTAATAGCTTGGTGTTAATGTAATCAAAGCTAAATTTGGGTAGGATAAAAATACACCTTTAGTTCCAGGCTGTAGTGCTGGCAAAGCATTTATTTTAAATGTTTGAATAATTGCTACTATAGCATTTGATTCTTGTGGCGTTCTTGGTGCAAATCTCCAACTAAAAGAATGCGTTTTAAAAGTCGGTGATTTGAATAACATAGTTAAAAATGGATTTTGAGCAAGACCAAGTAATTGGTAACCTTGATCTGTTAAATTACCACTTATTCCTAGAGCATTAGTTATTTTATTTGTTGCTAAATCTACAAGATTAACGGCTGCGCCAGCTAATCCACCAATAGCTGCAGATTTTACTACACTTGCTAGACTAGCATTACCGCCACCTTGTTGATATTCTTGTAGCCCATTTTCAATTGCTGCACCGACAACAGGATCAGAGCTGGTTCCTTCCCAAGTAATACTTTGGCTGTCTAACAAATTTACAGGAATAGGAAGTTGTACGCCACCAACTCTTGGAAATGATGGTTGATCTAATATAGAACGTCTTTGATATTTTACGAATTGAAAATTGATATTGTAATTTTGTGGAAGATCCATAGGATATCTCATTTGCTGACCGCCAGCAAACGCAGCTGGAGATCCAGGAGGAGCGTTAAATACAGAGCTTACAAAATTTGTAACACCAGCCGCAGCATCTCCTATAACATTTTCACCGTTATAAACTAAAGCACTTGCAGCCATCGAAAGTAAAGACATATGAATTTCCTATAAATACTTTATTATTATTTAGTGAGAATTTGTATGGCTTACAAAGGCACATTTCGTCCAAAAAAACCAAATAAATATGATGGAAATCCATCAAACATTATTTATCGATCTAGATGGGAATTAGTATGTATGATGCGTTTTGATGATGACCCAAACGTAATTAAATGGTCGTCAGAAGAAGTTATTGTTCCTTATCGTTCTCCGATTGACGGTAAAATTCATCGTTATTTTCCTGATTTTATCGTAAAGATAAAAAACAAACAAGGTTTAATTGAAACAAAAATGATTGAGATTAAACCATATGCTCAAACTAAACCACCTGAGAAACAAAGTAATATAACAAGAAGATATCTTAATGAAGTAGCTACTTGGGGTAAAAACGATGCGAAATGGAAAGCTGCTGCTTCATATTGTTCTGATCGTAAATGGACTTTCCATGTATTAACCGAAAGAGAATTAGGACTTAACTTTTAATGGCATACATTTTTCAACAAATTGCTGATAATGCGACGATAAAATACTATTCAGAAAATCAAACAGAACAATCTTCACGTGAATGGTATCGTAATGCAGCATCAAATTTTAAAACAGTTAATACTGTTAGGTTGATGAATGATAAACAAAATATCGTAAGTAAACTTGATATCAATTCAATCGGAAAAATGTATATGTTTTTCTACGACCCAAAAATGAAAGCAACTCTTCCATATTATGACACATTTCCCTTAGTATTTCCAATAGATTTCAAAGAAAATGGTTTTTTAGGAATTAATCTTCATTATCTACCACCATATCTTCGTGCAAAGTTGATGGATAGTTTATACAACACCGTAAACAACACTAAATATGACAATAGTACAAAATTAAAAATTTCATATCAAATATTAAACAGTTCTTCGCAATTAAGTTACTTCAAACCTTGTTTAAAAATGTATCTTTGGGATCATGTCGTTGGAAGTAATTACCTTAACGTCGAAACGAAAAATTGGGATGCCGCTTTAATGTTACCGACTGAAAGATTTAAGAAAGCATCAAAAGAAACTGTGTTTAAAGATTCAGTAAGAGCAACAAGATAATGCCAGCATTCAATATATCAGAATTTAAATCTAACATATCAGAATATGGTATTTTACAGAACAATAAATTTTCTGTTTTTATTCCAATATCTCCGAATGTTTTAGTAAGCACATTTACAAATACATTAGATCCACTTTTTACTATTGATAGCATGAGAGCTTTACAGTTCCGTGCTGAAGCAGCTTCTGTTCCTGGATTTAGTTTACAAACTCAAGACGTACGTGTTCAGGGTACTGGCGTAAATCAAAAAATGCCGTTTAATGCATTGTTTCCAGATGTTAATGTTACGTTTCTTGCTGACAGTCGTGGAGATATTTACAAATATTTTTATTCTTGGTTTTCTAACATAATCGATTTTACTGGTTCTAGTTTTTCATTTTTTCCTTCTCCTTCTTATTCAATCGGTTATAAATCAGATTATATTACAGATATATCAATATTAGTTTATGATAATTTTGGTAATTTAACAAAACAAATTATCCTTTATGAAGCATATCCAGATTCTATTACCGAGATACCATTAGATTGGTCCGACAGAGATAGACCAATGAAATTTACTGTAAAATTTGCGTATACTCGTTGGGGAATATATGGAATAAACAATATTGTTGGCGGTATCGTATCGGCTGCATCGAATTTCTTTTCTTCTGGTTTAAGTAGTAGTATTTTTGGAGGCAACGGAGAACCAGTTGGAGGTTCTTTAGTAACACAAACTGGAGCTACTGGTTCTTTTGGATTTGCTGATGTTCCTAATGTTTCGTCAAATGGAACGAAAATACTTGGCACTGTATAATTATTAACAATTGGAGTATATCATGTTACCTAAAATTTCATTCCCTACTTTTACTATCGAAATACCTTCTACTAAGAAAAAAGAAATGTTTAGACCGTTTCTTGTAAAAGAAGAAAAAATTCTTCTTATGGCTAAACTTTCAGAAAAAGACGAAGATATTTTAACAGCCATCAAACAAATTGTAAACAACTGTGCAGTTGATGAATTATTCGATGTTGACAATTTATCAATTTTTGATTTAGAATATTTGTTTATTAAAATTCGTGCAGCTTCTGTTGAAGATATAGTAAAGGTAGCGTATAGGGATAATGAAGACAATAAAATTTATGATTTTGAAGTTAATCTTAATGATATTAAAATTAATTTTCCTGATAAAATAGAAAATAACATTAAAATTGGTGATGATACTGGAATTTTAATGAAATACCCCAATGCTTCTCTTTATGACGATAAAGAATTTTTAAATTCTGGTGACGATGCATTGTTTAATCTTATCATTAAATGTATTGATAAAATTTATGATGGCGAAGAAATGTATGATGTTAAAAGCTACAAAAAAGAAGATGTAGAAAATTTCTTAGAAAGTTTAGATGTTAAAACTTTTGAAAAAATTAAAAATTTTATGACCGACCAACCAAAAATGTCATATGATATCAAATATACTAATTCTAATGGCAAAGAAAGAACTATTAGTTTATCTTCGTTAACCGATTTTTTTACCTTACGCTGAGTCATAATACTCTACAAAATTATTATACTATGATATTTTCATTGGCCCAGCACCATAAATATTCTATAACTGAAATTGAAAATTTATTTCCTTTCGAAAGAGATGTGTATTATGAAATGATTATGGATTATCTCCAAGAAAAAGAAGAAAAGATGAAACAACAAAATGGCTAAATTTACGAACACTACAGCTGATGAAAATGCTCCTGATCCAGTAGCACCAACACCTGCGCCTGTTGTCCAGCCTTCCGTTGTTATCATAGACAATAATAATTCAACAAATAATAATTCGCAAAATCTACAAACCATGCAGTTAGCTACTGCACAAGCTCAATCACAGGCTTCTGTCGGTCTTGCGCAAACTTCTATTGATAAACAAATTATCGAAGAACAGTTAAGACAAGAAGAAGAGCATTGGGTAAAGGCATATTGGAGACCAGCAATGGGCTGGCTCTATATGATTATTTGTTTTATGGATTTCGTTGGATTTCCAATGGTAACAATATTTCTTCCAGTAATTTATAAAGGATTGGGAGTTCAATTTACATATACGCCATGGGTATCTTTAACATTATCCAATGGCGGTCTCATTCATCTTGCATTTGGTGGTATTCTTGGCGTTTCGGCATGGACAAGAGGACAAGAAAAATTAGCAAAAGTAGGTAGCAACTAATGGCAGGTACAATCGAACTCAGCGAAAAAGCATTTCAACAGATGCTTAAAAAAATTGAAGAACAAGGTGGTGGCGCATCACATCTTCAAGAAAAACTTGCTGAGTTGAAAGATGCAGGTATCGCGAATGCAATCGCTAATTCCCCAGCAACTAAACAGTCAAATAAAATGTTGGCACAAGCTATCAGCGATGCTGTAGTTTCTGGATTATCAAAAACTTTATCTAATGTCATAAAAGAAAACAATAATCAAGAAAAACTTGAAAGATTAATTACACAAGACAAAGAAGAAATCGATACTCTTAATTCTAGTGTCGGTAATCTTACTGGGCAAATTATTACATCAAATATGTTGTTGACAGACATTTATAATGTATTAAAATCACAAAATGATTCTTTTAGAAATTTATCAACTCAATTAAAACAAAATAATAATGGAATAGGAAGTGCTATTTTAAATGGCATAGGAACAGCATTAGAATATATTGGTTTAAAATCGCTAATTAGTAAATTAACGAAATCGGGTGAAAAGGTTGGACTTAAAGCTGGCGAAACAATTGTTGAAGATGTCGGAAAAACAGCATCTAAAGCTGCACAAGATGCTGCTAAAGTAACAGAAAAAGCTGGATTAAAAGCTGGTGAAAAAACTGCCGAAGAATTATTAAAAGCTGGCGAAACTGTAGCAAAAGATTCAGCAAAAATCGCGATTAACACTGAAAAAACTATCGGAAATAAAACTTATCGTTGGTTAGGTAATCAATGGGCAGAAGTTACTGAGTCTGGTAAAGCTGGTAGAATCGCACCAAAAGATGTAGCTGAACAATTATCAAAAGAATTTCAAGGAGCTGCTAAGACCGCAGAAGAAGTAGCAGCAGTAACTGAAAAAACTAATCTTTTAAGAAAAGTAGGTAAAGGTGCAGCTAGTGCTGTCGAAAGTGTTGGAAAAGTAGTTAAATTTATTTTTCCTGCAAGAACTGTCATAAAAGAAGCAGTTAAAGAATCTTTTATTAAAAGAGGCTGGAAAATGTTTGTTAAAAAAATACCAATTATTGGTCTTGCTGCTGCAGGTGTTTTCGCATTTATGAGATGGGCTGAGGGAGATACTCGTGGAGCTGCAGCAGAAATAGCTAGTGGCGCAACAGCAATGATTCCTGGAATTGGTACGGCTGCTAGTGTTGCTATTGATATTAATTTGATTATAAGAGATGTAGTTAAATCCGCCACAGCAAAAATGGATCCTCCATTAGGTCCTAATGGAGAAGGATTAGATCTTTTCGATTTATACGGCATTTATTCTGAAGAACAAATAAGAGAATTTCTATCAACTATATTAGAAGAAATTAAAATTTTTCTTACTACTGACCTTAATAGTAATTTTCCAAACTGGAAAAAGATGGATCAAGGTTTTTACGACGCCCAAAGAATAGATAGAGAAGGTGGCGGACGTGGATCTATTAATGATTATAACAATCAGAAAAAAGAAGATATGGCTGGTGTTTATGCAGCTGCTGGAATGGATTTACCGCCCGATCTACAAACTAAAGATAATACTCCAGCAGCATATAACAAATATACTGGAACAATTCGCAATGATGATTTCCGTAATCGTGGAGTTGGCGCTACTGATGCAACTGGTGGCACCAATATTACTGGAGGTGTTGGTGCTGGTACTTCAGTAAGAAAAGAAACACCATTTAAAACAGATAATGGTGGAATGATTCCAATCGGACAATACAAATCTTCCGTTAATAAAGTTATGAGTAAAGAAGTATACGAATATTTAAAATCTAAAGGACTTGATGATAATCATGCTATCGGTATGTTAGCAAATATCCAAGCTGAATCTAATTTCAACGCTGGTGCTGTTGGCGATAATGGAACATCTGGCGGTTTATTTCAACATCATGCTGGAAGATTTAAAAACATGGTTTCTGCTGCTGGACCAGATTGGCAGCATAATTGGAAAGGTCAAATTGATTATGCTCTTTCCGAACAAGATTCAAAAATGTTCTTAGGTATGAATTTCAAAACACCAGAAGAAGCATCTGCTTGGTTTACTTCTAAATGGGAAAGACCAAAAGATCCATCTGAAGCAACTAAAAGACTTGGTTTTGTTGATCAATTTAAAAAGATGTTTACTAGCAAAGATGCAACGAATGCGACCGCTCCACAAAAAAGTGGTTCGGTTATGAATCAATCTTCGGCTGCAGTTGAAAATGGTGGTAATAAAAATAGCTTCGGGGCTGCATTAAACAATAATGGTGGCGGAGGCTCGACACCTCCGCCAGTTGGGGGACAAGGATCCAATCAAAAAGTTGCTGATGCTAGCAAAGTTAATGGACCAGTCGGTGCTCACGAACATGACGTTAGAGATCTTCTAATGTCACAAGCTGCTTAATCAAGCACGAGCAGCTAACTTATTAAAGAACTCCAAACTATCATCATCGTCATCGTCAGCAGCCATAACTGGTGCTGGCTTTGACTTGATTGTAGGAGCAGGAGTCTCGTTCCAAGGTGCATCATCCTCATCGACAGAAACAGCAGTAGCACGTGCAGCGGCTGGAGTCTTACCGAGTGTAGAATTATCAAGACCAAGAACCTTGTTTAGCTTCGCCTTCAGTTCATCATAAGACTTGAAATTAGAAGGTGCAAGGAAGTCTTGAAGCGAATGCTCTTTCTTCCAAACTGCTTCCATTTCCGAATCATCATCGAACAATGGACCAGATGCCGAAAACTCAGAACGGTCATAGTTGCGATAACCATCGACGTTACGAATCTTCAACTTAAGATTAGCACCTTCCCAAAGATCGAATGGGTTGGTTGGCTTTTCTCCTGGAAACTGTGGGTTCATAAGATCATTGAGCTTATCCCAGATCTTCTTGCCATAACGGAACAAGAATACCTTACCTTCGTTTTCAGGATTTTGTTGATCCGTAACAACGTAGACATTAGAGATAAAGTTCAGTTTACGCTTTTGAGTACGAGCAACTTCCTTATCTGATTCAAGACCAGAGTTCCAAAGTTGTGTATTTAATTCACCGACAGGATCTACCTTACCGATAGTAGTCAATGAGTTCTCGATATACCAAGAGCCAGTTGGACCTTTGAAACCGTGTTCAAACATGCGAATGAAAGGAACATCTTCACCAGTCGGTGCTGGGAGGAAACGGATAACAGCATAGCCATTGCCAGCCTTATCCACGTTAGGATACCAAAAGCGATCGTCGTTCTTCTTATCGCTACCTTGGTTAGTTGAGAGCTTTGTCAATTCAGCATTGAGCTTATCGAGTGCTGCACGACCTGAGTTCTTCTTGAGTTCATTAAAGTTCATATGTATTCTCCGTATTGTTAATATTAATAGTATTGATCTTATGTTGAGCAGTGTAACGCTCAACATTATTTAGTATAGCTTGACTTACTATATTTGTCAAGTTATTTCTTCTTTGGTGGTTTTGATGTGCCACCAGTTCTTCTCCACTTACCGTCTGTAGCTTTTGTAAATGTTGAAGTAAATCCATTTTTGCCATTATAAACACGTGTAGTTTTTTTAGGTTGTCCAGGTTTGCGTGCCATATCAGTTCTCGTAATAATCAAGAACTGTTTTAGACATCTTTGCTTTATCATAGTTAATAAATGGCTTGTATTTCTTTATCTTATTCGAAAGCTGTTCCCACAATGGATCGTACTCCATATTTTTATCCCAATAACTTAAACAATTGACAAGATCAGAAAGAACAATAAGAGTTTCGAGGCATATAGTATTACTAAGATACAACTTAATAATATGAGGATGCGAGCCAGTGGTGGCAATAAAGTTACTATTAAAATCAGTAAGAAGATGACCCAAATCATTTTTTACAACATAAGTTAAAGACTGAATACGTTTAGACCATTCCTGATAAACTTTATTTGCTTCTTCGCTATAAGCAATATCTCTAATCCATGCTTTTTCGTTTTTGATTAGATTGGCAATAAGAAAGTTTTTAGGATCTGGATGTTTAGCTATTTTTTGGAAAAATAATTTATCTGAACGAGTATCAAACTTATCATATGATAGTTTGCTTTTACCATTGTATTTAAAATAATCATATGATGGTTTAGTGAAATGATTTTTTAGTGCAAGATATTCTTTATAGCAGTCAAATGCTGACATCATTGTTGTTTCCGATACTGAGTTTTAAATTTCCAGAAACAGAAATTCTTTCTTCATCTGAAGTAAAGAAAGGATGAACTAAATGGTTTAATTTAGAAGGGAATAAACATATAATACCTTCAAATGATTTATCGATAGGTAAGTTTTCACTTCTTATTCTACCTAAAATATCCGTAAAAACAAAATTAAATGTAGAGGTAGAATTATCTTTTTTCTTTATATTAGGAAATACTCCAAACTCATCTTGAAGGTCATAAGGAATTTTTACCCAAATAACAAAAGATAACACGCCACTATGATCGTGAATGGGATTAAACTCATATTTGTTTTGAAAATTAACCCATATATTACTTAATACTAAAGGAAGATCACCAGTGAGAATATCCGTTAAATCTGTAATATCATTTGCTTGCAAATAATTTTTTGCCAGCATCATAATGTAATTATTAATTGATGGAATTACTGGTTCTAAACTATATTCTTTTTTTATATGACCTGCTAATTTGCCGTTGAACTTTTCAACATTTTTGTCATCTTCTTTAATTTTATTAATTTGATTAATAATAATATCCATCAATTTTTGAGGAACTTTATCATACATAACTGTTGGATTTCCAAAAGAAAACATATAGCTAGCTTCTGGATTTTTATGAAGATCTTTAATAAAATCGTACCTTTTTGGATCTTGCACGTTATTATACTCCTACCATTGTATTTAAAATAATCATATGATGGTTTAGTGAAATGATTTTTTAGTGCAAGATATTCTTTATAGCAGTCAAATGCTGACATCATCTTACATACACGTCTAGTGTCTCAAGGAAAAATTTCTTCAACTTCTTATCAAACGATTCTTTGTTTAGAGTCATATAATCAGTGTAAAGATCGGCAATACTCGAATTATTACCAGTATTACTTAATACTTGATAATTACGACTCTCAATTTCTTTGATCAATTCATCATCATCGAAGTCTTCAAGATCTGGATCATCCACCCAAACATCTGTATTTACATATGGCATATCAGACTCCTCAAAATGGTAGCTTCGCGCCACCCTTTAAATAATTTAAATTCTCTGCATCAGCTTGTAGCTTAGATTTAATTACAGGATCTTTTTTAATGATGTTAGCAATAACTTCAATATCGAGATTATTTTTTTCACACCATGTCGTAATAGCATCAATATAATCTACATCGTTATTATGTATCTTTTCAATTTCAGAATTAAACGTATTAGAATCAAAAACGAATTTCATAATATATCCTATGTTTGAGGAAATGGTGGACCGAGCAGGACTCGAACCTGCAACCAATCCGTGTATTTGGTGGACCGAGTAGGATTCGAACCTACGATCGCACTGTTATGAGCAGTGAGCCTTACCGCTTGGCTATCAGTCCGAAAATTGGCGATCACCAAGGGACTCGAACCCCTAACCTAGAGAGTAGAAATCTCTTGCTCTTCCAGTTGAGCTAGGTGACCAATTTGAATTGAAGTGAGCCCGTTCTGTTTCGAGGTGGAACCCATACCCAAGAGATTAAGCCGCTAGGCGCATCTCAAGAAGTGAATTATCGTTTGCAGATAATTTATTTATGCTATTGTCTCGATCTTGTCTTTATTACACCAGTCGATCCTATTTCGCCCCCATCAAAGATACACCGTCCTTACGACGCCCCAAATTAATTGGCTCTAGCAGTTAAGAACGACTCAGCGGTCTTATCCAGTGTATCCGTGGTGGAGGCGGTGGGTACTGCCCCCACGTCCTCAGTGTCTATTCCACATGATGTCATCAACATCAGCATATTCTATTTATACCGTATATTAGATCATTAGTCAAGTCTTTTCTTTCCAGTTATGACCAATGTAATATTCCATCATGATCTCTATACCTTTAATCCAATGATCAGTATCATTTAGATCTTCGAGTTCATATTGGGCTAGTGGTTCTTTGTTTAGTTTTTCAGTAAGCTGTTGTTTTTGTTGCAACAATCCACGATAATCCTGAAGTAAGGTTTGCTGAAAAATTTTATCAATCGTTTCAACATCAATATCAATTAGCATTTTTAAACTCCAGTTTATCTTTGTTAACTATGAATTCTACAATATTGTAATCGTCAAACTGATCGCCACCATATCGAAAATAATCTCTGCCACCATCAACGAAAGCACCATTACCAGCATCGCGATAATCATGACGATAACGAGAATAGGTAACAGTACCTTCAGTCTCTAAACCTTTGAACGCTACGCCATCAACAGCCGATAAACCATTAGCGATCATAAACTGATTGGTGTCATCAATATAAAGAGCGAAATAGTTTGAACCTTCTGGATGTGCAGTTTCCGTATAGAAGATAGCTGCTGGAAAGTTAGCCCAACCACCATTACGATCCTTAGCACAAGTTTCTAGTACATAGGTAGCCTTGTAATGTTTTTCGATATTTTTGATTTTTTCCTCAGTAAGAAAAGAACATTTAGTATCGACAGTCAAACTATTTCTATCAGTAACTAACTTACGCTTGTTCATCATCATTCTCCAATTCTTTTACCAACTCAATAGCCAAATTTTTCCACCAGTTGCGTTGGATCTCAATCTTTTCGTAACTGAGCTCCAATTGCTCATTTGCTATCATTGTAGTAAAGATTTCAAATTTTTGCAACCGATCATTTTCTTTTTCAATATTTTCAGCGTATAAACCAGCAAATTTGTTTCGAGTTTCGAGCACAAGTATTTCACGTTCTTTATCAGCTATCGTCTGCTTCATCTCCATAATCCCACCTGGACCTGTTTCCAGTTGACTGATACGTCTATTAGCAAGATGCAGTCTTCTCTCATTAATAGGAAGATATTCTAACCAAGAATCGATTGTTTCTTTTTCAGTTTGCATCTTTCACCTTTGTAAATGTTTCAATACGACGATCGATATATTCATCTAAATGCATCTTAAATTTTTCTTTGGCTAGTGGTAAAATATTAGCACGGATATTATCCGCCTGTCTCCACTCACCTTCATCATTATGGTGCCACTCATCATCTAGAGTGTCGATAAGTTTCTCTAGGGAGTTAACGAGATCTTCGATAATGTCTGAGCTTTTCCTAGTCATTTAATCACCTTTAGAATAATAGTGTTTTCATTTATACGACCATTAGCTTCACCAGTCATCTCTTCAATCATCTTACGTAGAACGATTTTACCACCAGTCAACACAGCCTGTAATTTCTCAGATGTTTTACGACCAATCTTTATGGATTTAGAATTATCGCTATTATAAGACACCAAACTAGTACCACGGACGTTAATACCATTCCTACCATCAGCAACAAAAACGCTGAGAAGATTGTATTTGGTGTTAAAAGTCCAGACTGTTTGGGCTCCGAGGATTGATTCTGGATTGATGGAGGTAAGTTTGTGTTCATTGCTTTCTTTCTGATATTTGAAATTCTTCAAGATCTTTTCTACAGAAGGTGCTTTGGTCTTACGTGGAGCTCGTGCTTTCTTAGTGTTGCCATTATAACGATGAGCATCCTCTAGCATCTTACCAAGGAGCTCTATACGGCTCTTAAGACCTTTCTTACCGTAGTGCTTATAACCTTCTAGAAGCTGCTCGTCTTTACCTTCAAAAGCATGAACCAACTCCATCAGAACAGGAGTATAATATTCTAGGATCTTAGCAGCGTACATAGCAGGAATCTCTTTTTTCTTTAACCAATCATATAAAGAAAACTCTTCATCCTTATCCAGCATCTCTTCGATATCACCGATAATATCATATCCTTTTTCTTTGATACGGTCTTGAATCGATGGCTTCTCGGCGACAGCCGATTTTTTCTCTACCTCCACATGAGTAAATGATTCTGTCAAAAACTCGTTTATCTGAGAGTCCCAGCCGAAGGACTGAGCGGCTAGAGGAGCGATAGAGGACATCCTAGAAAGCCAGCAAGCGGTGAGCGGTAGCCATGTATCCGAAACCTTCTTGAGCCTCTGCAAGTCCTCTAAACGATTGTGTGCAGCAAGGTAAGAAGCCATATACTCGCGAGCCTCCTCCTTGCTGCACATGGCATTGTACCAGTTGATCGATCGGATCGTGGACTTTCCGATCTGCGTAGCCATAGGTTCATCACCAAGATACTTCACATTCACAAGGTACTGTTCGCTACGAGTTTTACGAACAGGCTTTGGTTTGCTACGCTTAATCAACTTTGGTCGCTGTGCCATTCTTTACCCTTTCCAGGTATCCATAAAAAGTAGTATAGCTTTATCATCGATATGTTTAGAAAGATTCTTTAAATCTTCTAAATTCTCGATCTTATCAATAGCCTCGTATATACGGAGCATAGCCCCATCATTACCAGCCGAAGCTTCTCGCCATGCGAAACGATAGCCAAACTGTTTAGTCATCTCGGCATGAATAGCATCTTCTAGAGTGCCTTCACTACCAATCTCAGTAAACAGATAACGTACACAAACATCCTCACGACCGTAATTGTTATGCCTCATGTAATTACAACAATTATGTTTACCGATTTTGATTCCATAAACACGATCAAAGATATTAGTGCTCTTACCAATATAACCTATATTAGCGTCTATTAGATTATTAGTCAAGTTATTTTTATGTATAATTTGATAGACACCATGAGCACCATATTGTTCTACCAGATCAGTGTACCGTTTATTGGCACGACCCACAGCATCAACTAGTGGTTGCCAATCAGTTTTTGTTTTAATTAATTTCGTAAAATCAAGTGGCTTGATCATTTCATTCATCGCAAGCAGCATCCTTTAATGTATCTAATTCTTTTGATAGTTCGCGGATCTTAGTTTGTATGGATAAATCACCAAGCTGTAGAGATAATTCCCATAGCTCTTCTAGGACTTCTTCCATATACAGTATCATTTCAATACGAGGAACTTGTTGTAAAATCATTAAAAACCATCCAATGCATTAAGAGCCATAATTTTAATGTCAATGCTTTTGCTTAACCAACTATCGTCACCCGAAGCACGCTCGTTAATTTCATTCAACGCATTACGATACCGCATTGCTCGTTCAGTATCTTTGGCGTTGTCTATGGCTAATGATGCCATACGGTCACAGTCTTTGCGCAATCGTTCAATCTCGTCGGCGGCTTCTTCTGAAATGTCAGCGGCATCATTTGGATAATATATGAAATCCAATTTCCGCAACCGTTCAACAATATCCATCACTCACTCCTCAAAAACAGAAAACGATCTTGGCTATCAAAATTACGCATATGACACCCAAGCCCAAGCCAATAACTGCACCAAACATAATTTTAAATGGACTCATAAAATCATCCATCACCACTGCACCACCCCATCTACAACGATATGCTCACGCCACCGAGAACCATCCATGTTTTCCCATAGTGCCCAGACATCATTGTCTCTATAATAATACCTGATGAGCATTCTCATATTAGTATCCATCACGCAGTCTTTCGCCATGCAAGAATATCTCTGCCCATTAAAGGCATAGTGCCGATATAGAAGTTCTCGTCGATCCGACCATCAGTGTACATGACATCAATATACTCAACTTCGCGAGGGATCGGTTCGTCGGCGCTCCACAGACGCTGTTGTTCTGGTACGTGCACCTTTGCGACTACGCTCTCGAGCCACTTGTATTTGGTCTCGAGATCGCTCAGACGCTTCTCAATTCCCGTGTTCATCATGCAGCCTCCGCCATTTCAATAGCAGTTTCCAATGCCTTCGTCTTTAGACTCTTATGGAAACCATACCATGCAGAGGAAAGCCGATTATCAGCATTACGACCCATGAGATGATCCGTTACATAAGTGACCGAGTTAAATGCTTGCCACCACGTTCCAGGAGCGTACTCAGTTCCAGGCTGTGCATAAAGAGCCTCCATTGCAAGACCTGCATTTTTAGACACAGTCTTTTTCTTGTTCTCATTTGAACCCGTTACAGGGAATACACGGCAGAAGTAGTCAACAATGTTTTCATCATTGTAACGCTTCGAACCGAGGAACTGTGCCATTTCCTTATAGGTTGCCAGCTTGTCCTTCGCAACACCCAACATCTCCTTGACGTTATCACCATTGAAGACCTTACGGTGAGAGATCTTCGCCATACGATCTACCTTGGAACTAAGAGCCAATGTCAACGTGTTATTGCACACGGTACGAATCGGAGTGAACCGAACGTCTGTGGAATAACCATACTTATGGAAGTTCGAGAACAGCAAGTAGGCATCAACCTTGTCGCCCTTGAAGAGCTCGAATGATTCCTTCACCTTGGCCAATCCCCAGACGATCTTACCGTCCTGCAGCGAACCAGCGGTATGCATTTCCATATCACCAGCTGCTACGAAGTCGTTAAAGAACTCGAATGCTTCCTGATTCTGTACAGGGTTCCAATCATCGGACACGACATCCAAGATCGCATTATCGCGAGAACGCACCAATGCACTCTGGCCAATAGCGACCTGTTCACCAGCTACTGTGGCGAATGCTGGGATCTTATCGACCGTCCAATCAAGTCCTGCAGTTTCCAACATCTGGGCTGGAGTCAAATCATTAGGAACTCGAGTACCGAGACCATGCCAAGGAACATCCCCTGCATAAGCCATCTGTGCGACACCATTAAGCATTTCAATATTGTGAGCCATCATTTTCTCCTGTTTGGCAAATCATCATATTATTATATTACGTCTGTTTTGACATTAAGTCAAATTGTTTTTTTATGTACAACTGGCAATGTACGAGCACGCTCAATGCACGAATCACGTGAAAATACCTTACCATTTTCACCACCCTGATCGCACTGTGAAACGATCTCCTTCAACATGGAAGCCATTTCCTTAATTGCCACCATAGCTGCAATGCTAACAATATCATCCCGATCGTCCAATGCTTCCAACAAATCATCGATATTTACCTGATTAAACATTATGCAACCTCCTTCAAATCCATAGCCTGTACCGACTCAACATACCTCAATGCTGTATAGGCTGAAACACTAGCACGAACCATACGACCTTCGGCAGTAGGGAATGCTGTCAGATGAAACCCACCAGTCGAGAGGCTGATATCTGAATCCATTTTATATGCCAGTGACTCCATCCAATAACGGAGACCTTGCCAATCATCGAACATGTCATGCACGGATGGGTTCATGGCATATACTGCTTTGGCAGTGCGTTCGAAATCGTAGTTGTCAATCCTAATCATATCGTTTCCTTTTTCGTTAATCATCATATTATCAGTATAGCCCACATTTGTTATAAAGTCAAGGAAAAAAGACGATTGAAATCATTGAGTTTTTTCTAGCAGAATTCTGTGATGTCGAGTTAGATTCGCGATGAAATTGACCGGAATATTCTTCTCGGTCACATTGTGGAATAGTCCAGACAGATACAGCCTGTAGTCCAGATTCTTCGCCCGACAATAGGCTGACACGAGTGGAAGGAGCTCCATTAGACGAGCCCCAACTCTTTGTGGAGGAACTTCGGCACAAACGACCGTGCGTCCTCAGCTTCCAGTGCAGCCTCGAAGTCTGCCATTTCTTTAAGACGCTTCATGTCTGCAGTAGATGCATCATGCTTCGGCTTACCTAGATTACCACCAACGAATTTCATTAGGTTGAGATTCTTTTCCTTGATGGCATCGTTACCACGCTTTGTCAGCTTCTCGGTGCCAGCCAATAGCTTCTCGATCTGTGTCTTGCCTTTGACTTCTTTTGTCTTGGCTACCTTCACACCACGATCCTTGGCATGTTCTGGCATTCCATAGTGCTTGAACGAACGCTTCGCACGAGCAAGTGTGTATCCTAATCCTTCAGCAATCAGCTGGCAGACTTCAATATCGGGCTTACCTTCATTGGCTTTCATGATAGAAAGGATGTGTGCTTTCTTCGAGCCCCAAACTTGTGTAACCATTTCCGTATTCCTTTTCCTGTTCACAATATGATTATAACGTAGATGCTGTTGTAAGTCAAGCACAATCTTATGCAGCTTCCAACATATCGAGTGGGACGTTGTAGGAGATTGTGTTGGGAACTCGACGCATCTTGGAGTCATATGCAACACCTGAGACGTTACATTCCACGACAGCTTTCTTTACCTTCATGGACTTGATGACACCCTGATAGGTAACACCTCGCGAGGAGAACTTCACGTTCTGACCGACATCAAGAGCACGCTTGGCTTTGCGAGCTAGCTCTGCACGCCGATACTTAATGGCTGCGATAACACGACTAATATCATCATGAGTAGCATCGAGCGAAACGAATTTAAGGGTGGAGTGAATATCAGTCATTTGCATTTTCCCATTGTACGGACATAACATAAACATATAGATCGTTCAAAGCTACCTGTGCAGCTCCGACTTTTTCTTTTACCTTCTCGTAGGCCAAGGCATCGTCGGTCAGCGACCATTCTACCTTCCGCTCGAGTACGTACTGCATTTCCTCGATAGTGGCGAGGACAGCATCGTATTCTAAATTTGTCATTCAGTTATCTTTCTTCAGTAGAGTAATTAAGTGCTCGAGAAATTTAATCTCGTCGTCGATGCGAGCGAGCTCCGAATGCATATAGGCACTCTCCAAGAGCTCGTCCCTAGCCTGTTTTAATGTACCAAGCCGAAAGCTGGTATAGAGCACAGGATCGGCATTCAAGATGTTGCCGATGGCGGCATCAAGTTTCAAATCGGTCATTCGTAGTTCCTTATTCATCATCATATTATCAGTATAGCCCACATTTGTTATAAAGTCAAGGAGAATCTTCCGTTGAAATCGTTGAGGAATTTCCTAAGTCCTTGAAATGATTGAAGAACAAAGTTTCATCAATGGGTTAGCAGTCGGCGTCGTAATCGTGCCACTCCTGATACTCGGTCGGACCATGGTCATAGCCATCGTCCATATCCGTTTCCTCATCCTGAGCTTTCGTTTCGATTACTATTGCACCGAAGTGAAGATCGCCACCATCTTCGAAGACAGCGAAATCTGAATTAAAATCAAACGTGCGACCCATTGCTTCTTGCATATCTGGACCATCCCACTTCATGATACCGATAGTACCAGAGTCGACCCAATATGAATTGTGGTCGAGATCGTAATACGTACCATCGCCATAGGCAGTGTCCAAGATGACATACTGACGTCCATCAGACAGTTTATGAACCTTGCCATCGATATTGTCAATCATCTCGTCCCAGAGCTGATTATCGCGATAGCAGAGATCACCGATAAGATATTTACCAGCAGGTAGTGTAATTGTATTAATCATAGAACTTCTCCTCACGAGCTTCATCAATTAATTCCCAACAGGCAGCGAACAGATCGCCATCCTGATATAACTGCCACACATGACCGTGCTGATCTGTGTAACGAGCAGTCGAGATCACATCATCCCAAGCTTCCCAATAGTGCTCATGATCGGGACCACTCCTAAGAATCGTACGATCCTCTTCTGAGATGCCCTCCCACTCGTATCCATCAGCGAAGATCTTCGGGATATAGATGCCCATCGCATCTGTTATAATAAGATCCATACCACGCATTATTTCTTCTCCATTACAAATTCCAATATGGCGCACATAGCGAGTACGCCGAAGCCCACCTCGATCCAGGGAGCATATACAAAGAACACGACATCAAGACCGTGACCGAGGCGAGTAACCGTATCTAACATTTTTGTTTCCTTATCAAATATCATATTATCATCATACCTGACTTTTGTTATAAAGTCAAGGAAAAAAGACGATTGAAATCATTGACCAAATTCGTTCCGGCAGACTTTGCGGGAATATTCACGACCATAGACGTCCTGAATGAGCACCCAGCGGCATCGCGTAACGTATTGATCTTCATCATACATCGGGTCGTTATACATTGGCGCTGGCATATACTGGCGCTGTGGATACTGGCGTTGCTGATTAAGCATACCGCCGAGAATCATGCCGCCGATTAAACCACCGATCAGCGCACCTCCATTATCGCTCTGACCGCCATTAAACTGGCGATGGTGATAGCGTTCACCACCCTCGGCGTGGGCGGCAGAGACGGTTACCGAGAGAGCGAGAGTAGCGGCGATTAGAGTCTTAAACATTTTTGTTTCCTTATCAAACATCATATTATCATATTAACCTAGAATTTTCAAAAAGTCAAGCAAAAAAGACGATTGAAATCGTTGAGGAATTTCGCTTCAACCAATTAAGTGTTTGAAATGATTAGGTAATAAAAATTGCTATAGCTGAAATTATTTTTTATACCGATCCACATCAGAGGGAAAAAGTGACAAAAATCGAGTCATATCCCTAGTCATGTATTCCCAACTATATCCATTGAATAGATATAGATACTCAGCATCAGAATCTTTGAACTCTGCAATCAGTTCTTCCACGTTATTATGAACTACTGGACGTTCACTTGGGTTGTGTGGAATATACTGTATCTCTGTTTCCAAAGAAGATATATATCCGCACTCAATCAGATCTTCTACTTTATCGATAGTAGTATAGTGATGGAGCAAAGTATGTCCGACACCTGTAAGATATCCATCGAAGTGCACTCGCATAGCTAATACTTCTGATGTATTATCGAAGGCGACCATTGATCTTGTAGACATTGTATAATCCTTAGTTAGTTGTTAAATTAAGTTGACCTCTAGATTCACCATCATCATCGATAAAGTCAATTGCTTCACCATCATGGATAATAGTCAATCCTGCGACCTCATCATAGTAAATCATGGGGTCGGCGGAATCACAACCAGAGAACGCATACCAATCGTTTTGGGTGAATGGTTTGAAGTCGGCTTTGGCGAGCAGAGCCAACGCTTGGGACATAGTCAACATGGTCATTTTCGTTTCCTTATTCATCATCATATTATCAGTATAGCGGGAATTTGTTATAAAGTCAAGCGAAATCTTCCCTTGATATCATTGAAGAATTTCGGTCGTGTCCGATAAGTCATTGATATCACTGGAGAATAAATCTTGCTATAGCTGAAAAATAGTTTTTACATTAACAACCACCGATAAGCCATTGGCACCAGACAGAGCCAGCCAGAGCCACCGATATAACGAAAAAAAAGAGCCCATCACAGAGCTCTTCCTTATCGCGTCGATTAAATTAAATAGGATTTAAATCCCATTACTTTTACTAATGTATTGACTAATCGATTAGATCTATTAATGAGTAGGTAATTACTATACTATACTATTAACCTATAGAGAGACTAGTATATATTTACAAAGCTAGAGTAATCGATTAGTTTTTTATTATACATCAGTTAGTCTTTACATTACTCAGTCAGTTTTAGTTGATTAGCTTATTGGTTTTTGGCTTATTGTTTAATCGATAATATTAGGATCAGTACTAACTAACATCAGTTCCATATCTTTAGTATAGTATCCCATTGCATCAAGCATCATTTTAATATTATCTAGTACATCAGGCAATGGTTTAGCAGTTGCATCAAACGAGTAACTCCAGTTAGTATCACTACGATCATTTACTTCAGTATAGAATGATAGGTTTACATTAGTCTTATGAATATTCATTTGTATTATCCTTATTATTAGTATTATCAGTCATTAGATTTACTAATGAATTGGTCATTATATTGTGACAGATCAAACTCATTACTAATAGTCAGACCATGATTACATAATGTTGCATAAGCATCGAGTCCAAATCCTAGACGTTCATAGATTAGATATCGGTAACTACCACCCTGCATTGCATGTTCTACTATATGTTTCATTACCCATTCAGTAACAAGTAATTTAGTTTCATAGTCAACATCATCGATAGTCATAACAATCCTGCATCTTTCATTAGGTTATTATAGATCTCATTGACTCTATTAGGATTCATCATTCCTTTACTATATCTCATTACAGTATCAAAGAATTCCTTCTGAGTCATTGTATATACAGATAATGGAAACTGAGTCAATACCTCACCAATCACTTTATATTCATTGGCCAATGGAGTAACTGCATAAGGTAGCTTAGTCATGTTCCCCACTTCCTACCTAATACTCTAGCACTATACAGTAATATCAGTCATTAGATTTACTAATGAATTGGTCAGATTGCAATATGCTCTGCAAATTCAACAGCTAACTCTTCATGCGTATCTACATTACACTCTATATCCATTGATGAATACTCTATTCCATCAGGTTTCTTATAGGTTACTCTGGTAATGTTTTTACCCATACGTCTTACCGATACTGCATTAATGTTTTGCCAATCGATTACTACACTACAGTTTAAATGACTAGAGTATAGTTGTTCTATTAAGCTATCAATCTGTTGGTTAAGCTGGTCAATCCTTAATGTCTTATAATCTAGTTGTTTTACTAGACTATTCGCTTGGCTCTTTAGTTCTGCAATCTGTTGGTTAAGTTGCTTATTGTTACTATCAAACATAATGTGGTTCTCCTATCACTATAATCAGTATACTCTATTGTTAATTAAATGTCAAGAGGTAAATATGGTTCTCATCTTATCAAAGTAATCATCAGTACTCTTTACGAATATCTGTGGCTCTTCGTGATCTACAGCAATTACAATTGCTATTTGCTTGATGTCTGTAAGTAGTCTCTCATTAGCCATTGTGGCATAACAAGTAGCCTGAAGGAAATAGCTCTCGATATACTTCTCTTCTTTAAGTCTTTTGGATGTTTTAAAATCAACAATACTCGGCACACCATCAAAGTCGGCTATTAAATCCGTTCTGCCTGCAGTATTAAGACTCTTTGACCATAATGGATACTCTAATCCATATACTGTTGTTATATGTTTATCTAATGCATCACGTATAGGCGCAAATGTAAATAGATTAATTGGCATCTGTCCTTTACGATAGTCTTCACCTAATATATACTTCTCAGCCATATCATGTATAGCTGTGCCTCTGTTTGCTGCCTGAGTAGATATCTTGTTAGCCTCTTCTTCGCCAACCTTCTTACGCCAAGCATCTAATCCGCTCTTGTCTAATTTATTACTCAGAACTGTAGTAACAGATGGGAATACGCCATCGGGAGTTAAATAATGACGCTTCCCATCTATCGTTGTAGTCTGTAACTCAGGTTTATCATATAGTTTTAATGTAATCATAACACCACGTTAAGGTTGTCTTTCATAATAATGTATTCCTTGACTAGAGAAGATCTCACAATATCTTCCTTTTGAAAGTCAATGAACTCGAATGACTTCATCTTTGTAATAACACGCATGAAGTCCATTAGTCCGTTCTTATCACGCTCAAATGTAAAGTCAGTTTGTCTAAAATCACCACACATCATAATCTTGCAGTTCTTACCAATACGAGTAATAACAGAGTCAAGTTCATGACCAGTCATGTTAGCTATTTCATCAACGATAATAATACAATCATTAAGAGTAATACCACGTATGAAAGATGTGGATATAAAATCAACGACATTTTTAGTTTTAAGGTATTCATATGCATCTCCTCTACCGAATAGTTCACTATAGATAGAATAATAAGGTGCTTCGTATACTTTTGCCTTTTCTTTAGAGTTTCCAGGAAGAAACCCCATCTCACGAGTCGGCACTACAGATCTAATGATAATAATCTTCTTGTATCTACTATTAGGTTGTAATACTTCTTTGGTCGCTAGGTAGTTAGCAATAAAACTCTTACCAGTACCAGCAATACCATGAAGTAAAATGTTCTTGCCATTCTCGTATGCTTCAAATGTTTTACGTTGGTTATCAGTTAATGGTTGTATATCTTTTAGAAAAAAGTTTAGTTTTGGGTTATTTTCCTCGATCTTCCCACCCTGTTGTTGTGTTCTTCTTTGTTTACGGGTAAGTCTCTTTTCTGTCATTGGAAATCTTTACTAAAATGTGTTAACAGTGCTCCGTTTAATGCCTCTGTTAGCTTCACGTTTAATCTTCTTCAGTACATCTCTGAAACCTGCATCTGGTTTCTTATGATATCCCGAGATTAATGCTGGAGCATTGTTAACGAGTTGCGTGATGTTTGGGTTAGATAACAAATATTCATCAAGTGCACTAATAGACATGAACTCTTCGAACTCATCACCTGTATCATTATTTAAGAAATTGTAGGTGGGCATTTTCTTCCTCGTATTCTTCCATGTCGAGTAATACATCAATATTTTTAGTTCTTAGAGCACGATCGAATCTTTTTTCTTTATGGCGATCATTAACTGTTTTCTTAGTTTCATAATCTCCATCCATATATTCGCGATCAATAACATTAAAACGCTTCTGCTTAGACTTAGACATATTACTTTGTATTCTCCTGAGGAAATAGATCTGGGAACGCTTGTTTTACAACATCAGCCGTTAGTCCCTTGAACGGTGATTTCTTATCTTTAATAGCAATCAGCATCTTTGCATCAGCAGGTGCTACTGTTTCTAGTAGTTCAACGAACATCGCTTCACGCTTTAGTTGCTTTAGTCCAGGATTTCCACCCTCAACAAAGTGTAATAACTTACGTGCTTCAGCGAACAGTACGTTCTCTTGGTCAACTAGGTCATTTGGTTTATATGGCGCATCGCCTTCTGGCAATAGAAATTTGATACGAGGATCAAATGCTGCCTGAAGAATAGTGCGCAATGCATAGCAATCACTTTCTTTTAGTGAAGCTACCTTTTCTTCGTTCTTCTTGAGCTTACTTACTTTCTCAAGATACTCTGCTATTCCAATTCTCGTACCCATATTATATAATTCCTTCTAATTGTGTAAAAATATACCCTTTAGATTTTTTGTATCCAGACACATTACCTTTTGATAAATTATGTTCTTTGCAAAATTTAGATAAATTTATAATTACTTCCTGAGCGCCATTCGGGAAAGTAACTAACCATTTTTTCATTTTTAGATAATTTGGATTTCTTTCGCCAAGAAAATTATGAGTTCCATTATCTATTCTTTTTTGATTATCTTTACGTACTATTTCTGAAAAATGCTCTTTGTTAACATTCATCCTTTTTAAAATATACAAACAAGCACTGTAATCTTCTTGATTTAAATGTATATTATAATGTTCTTCTAGAGTAACTAATTTTAAATTATCGATATGATTATTTGTATAATCGCCATCAATATGATGAATATCATACAAATTATCTTTTGGTATAGGACCGTAATTGTCTTCCCAAATTTTACGATATTTTTTAGTTTGTCTTCTATTTTTAACCATTAAAATTCTGCGATGTTTTCCATTAGATTCTTTAAACGATTAGCAATGAAGTAGTTCATTAGCTTCTCTTTACCTTTTGGCTTTTGTGTATTATATGATTCCAATACTTTTTCTTTGATCTCTTCAGGAATCATAGTAAGATCAATCAACTGCTTGTTACGCATATAATTACGCTTCAGCTTATCGTCAATGCCATTCTCGATAATAGTTTGCATCTTCTTTTGTGTTAGTGGCTTCTGACGCTCACCAACGACGAAACAGTTATCATTCGATAGTACGTTTGGTACACCATCGCCAGAGTCTCCCTTAAGAATATGTTCTTGAAGATATGCTTCTGGCATCTCGTGTTGAATGTATCTCTTACGTACAGGATCGTATTGCTTGACGTTATCGTACTTATGTAGCTGGATAAAGTCTTTATCGCCAGAAAGAATAAGAATATTCTGTGCTGGGAACTCACTATGCTCTACTACAAGAGTTGCAATAATGTCGTCAGCTTCCGCTGATTCGATATCAATAACTCTGTATGGGAAATACTCTTTGAGTTCAGCACGAATCTTATTCATGCATTCGAAAATAGACTGCCAGTTAAGTTCAGACTGTTCAATGTTCTTTTTGCGATTGGCTTTGTAATATGGGAAAACTTGTTTACGCCAGTAATTTTTGTTATCACAAGCAATAATCATTTCGCCATACTCATCGGCGAACTTCTGTTTATATGATCTCAAAGCATTAAGGACCATATGGCGAACCATATTTTCTTCTAACTGAGCATTAGTATGATTACCTAATTGCATCATTAGATTAGATAACATGACCTGATTCAGATCAACGATAATAATTGTAGCCTCCTACCATAATGTAAATTATTCAACTTCGGTTTTAGTTTGCATCGATATACTTATATTCTCAGATATTTTGAATGCACCTTCTTCTTCTTCATCAGGTACAAACATATGTTCAGCTAGCATTGTAAGTGGATGAAATATTCCGTGGTGTTTGCATAACATAGACTTTAATGATTCAACAACAAGTGCACCATCTTTGATATACGGATCGACTTCATCTTCATCAGTACCAAAATCAAATCCAGCAACCGCTAGACTCGAAAAGAGATTATGTAATACGGGAAGCAATGTTTCTTGGATATGAACCAATTTTAAATCTTCCATACGCTCTTCAATTTCTCCGAGGTCATTTGGTACAAATTTATCATTTGTATTTTTTTTCGGAAACTGTATCACATTATCCATTATAACTTCCTTATTCTAATAAGTCAACTCTTTTATTTATGTTAACAGTTAGATAATAAACGGCTGCCATAATTGGTAAATTTAAAGTCGTACACTTTACACTCAGTCTCTTTGGTCACAGCTTCTATAACTTGTTCACGTTTATCTGGTGCAACATAAAATACAAAGAAACCACCACCGCCAGCACCAAGTAGTTTGCCACCAAGAGCACCAGCATCAATAGCTTTTGAATATACAAAGTCAAAATAGTACTGAGAGATTTCTCCGACGACACTTTTCTTATCCATCCAAGCATCATGAAGTAATGCACCAAAATCGTCGATCTTGCCATCGGTAATGTAACCAGCTGCAGTATATGCTTTATCACGACTACGTTTAACCATATTGAACTTATTAACATCAAGCATAGCCGCTGCTTGCTTCTGCAGAATACTATTAGCTGAACGAGACTTACCGCTGTATACGAGCAATAGGTTTTCTTGTAGTTTATCGATATTGTGTTGCTGATATGCGAATGATTTAACATTTACTGTATCGTTTGTATTAAACTCAAACAGGTTCATTCCACCATAAGCTGCAGCATATTGGTCTTGCTTACCTACTGGGTAGCCACATAGGTTACGTTCAATATTATATGCTGTTTGTGCTAGTAGTTCTGGTGTTAATAGGTCAGCAGTTTCCTGTAAACTAGCAAGCGCATGAATCAATCCAGTTGTAAATGCTGATGATGAACCAAGACCTGAACCTTTTGCGATAATATCAGAAATAGAAGCGATGGTTATTTCTTTATCAATGCCTACTAGCTTTAATGTTTCACGAGTGATAGAATGTTGCATATCGCTAACATCTTCTACTTGCGATACTTCATCATACATTGTTTTAATACCAATGTGCTGAGTTTTATGTACAGCAATGTAAATGCATTTATCAATGGTTGCTGATAATGCTGCGCCAGCCTCCTGATTAAAGAAGGCTGGCATATCACTACCACCACTAAAGAAACTAATACGAAGTGGGGTCTTTGTAATGATCATAATTAATGAGTCCTGTAAACGAATCGTTGTTCTGGTTTACCACGTTTTTCTGGTGGATATTGTTTAACCAAGTCAGTAAGCATCATAGTCCATTGTGTTTTAATCTTATCGATATTATAACGGCTATCAACGAATGCTTTGTTGAAACTGATCATAGGAATATGATTGCCACTACGAACAAAGTCAACTGCACTGGTCAAGTGTCTGTAGAATACATCGGCATGAATTGTTTTATTCTGTACGTCACCTTGGTACATAACATTCAAGCCACCAGATGTTTCAGGTAGTGCGCCATAATTAGGATGAACACAAACCATACCAGCTGACATAGATTCAAGCATTGCACGACAGCTAGTCTCAAGCCAGATATTAGGATATGCTAGAATGTGGCAAGTATTAAGATGCGCTTTCAAATCAGCGTTTGGTACAAAACCATGATAGGTCATCTGTGGATGTTTACGAACACGTTCATATAACGGTTCAAACTGTTTGTCGTAATCATCCCAGCCATAGATCTTAAAGCTGGAGAATACATCAAGATGAATGTTAGGATCAGTTTCTGCCATCTTTTCAAATACAGGAAGAAGAATATCCAAACCACGTTGAGGAGTTGATGTATAAGCAAGACGGATAGTACTATCATCTTTCATAGTAAATACATCATTCGGTGCTGGGTCGATACCAGACTCGAGAACAATAGACTTCTGGTCATATGATACGCCATGAATCAACTGGTAGCGTGTATACTGCCAGTCGCTAATGAATACAAACTTATGAAAGCTATCACGGAACTCTTGTGTTTGAATCTTCTTTGACTCTGGATCTTCTGGTAGGTCATGGCACCAAAACAAACGAATCTTAGTCATATCAAGTTCACGTGGTCGCGAACAAACAATCTGAAAGTTATCAAGTAACTCTTGGTCAATTAGGTCACCAAGTCTACGCTTCGCTAGTTCTGTGCCACCGTTTGCATTTTGTGATATTTCGTTCTCTTCGAATCCGCTCATAGTTTAAATCCACTTGCTGCTGCATCATTAAAAAACATCTGACAGGTTTCTTTCGAAAACAATGTCAAATCTTTACCGAAACCTTTTACCTTTTTAATTAGGTCAGGTGTCATGGTGATAATATCTACGTTGCTTGACTCTGCCTCGATATAGCTGTATGCTTGACGAGAACTAGCCCAAAGGAACTCGATATTTTCTTTTTTATTATAGAAAAAAGAATCATCGAAAATACTTAATGCATCGTATCCAGCATCGTTAATACGTCCAGCAAAAATAGAAATGATGGCTGGCGTTACATCACTCAACGCATCAACAATTTCTTTTACCTGTTCAAAGGTAAAGACAGCTGTTACGTTTAGCTTAATGCCTTCATTGCTTAATTGATTGATGATCGGTGCAGTACTATTACCATCAGTATGCATTACTGGAATCTTTACATAAACAGAATAATCAGCATCCTTACCCCACGAATCAATCAAACGAGCCTGACGAAGAATCTCTGCTGGTTCGTCAGCAAATACTTCAAGACTCAAACAAGTTTCTGGGCGATTAGTTTTAAGATATTCAATTGCTTCTTTAGCAAAACCTTCGTAATCAGTAATGCCAGCTTGCTTCATCAATGTAGGATTGGTAGTGAATCCACTAATCTCTAAATCAGCAGCTGCTTTCTTGATGCCTTCCATATCAGCACCATCAGCGTATAACTTAATCATTTATTCAAACTCCATATTAAAGAACATGCTCTATATACATTTTCGGCTTCATAGTCTGGTTGGATATGTTTATATTCTTCTGGGCACTCATACTCATCGAATATACCCTCTTTTACCCAAATAGTTTTTATACCAGCATCGTAACCACAGACAACATCACGCCAACGGTCACCAATGAAGAAACTCTCACTTTTATCTATTTTATATGTTTCTACGAAAAAGTCAACCATCCCTGTACTTGGTTTATAATAATTAGATTGACGAGTTCTTGCCGAAAGAACATCATCAAAACCAAAATACGTTTTATATAGTCTCATCATTTCATCATGAAACTCATCGGTAACTTCAGGATCTGGTTGATTGGTGACCATGAATGTTTTATAGCCGAGATCTTGAATTTGGAGAATGGCTTGCTTGGCTCCATCAAAGAATACTACTTCTTTCATATTCCAAGCACCATGGCTACCAACCATAGGTGAAAGAACGCCATCCTTATCAAAGAAAACTGCTTTTACCATTTCGTTGCATTAACCTGTAGATCAGGATGTGATACAAGACAATGCCAAATAACAGCTTGAAATGCTTCTGAGTGTGGAGTTATACGAGAATCATTTACATTAGGAACAACGATACAATAATCGCTATTCTCAGCTGCATAACCATCTGGTTTACCTACAATGCTTAGGACAGTTGCATTTTGTTCTTTTGCATATTTGATTGCATTGATAAGACCAACTGATACATTTTTTTCTTCATTGCCACCACCGACAGAAAGAACAAAAATAGTATCATTGAAATTAAGTTTGCTTACTTCAAGATATCCTCTGAAGAACGTATCAAAACCTTCATCGTTTGTCCGAGCAGTGAGCTCGCTGGTATTATCTGTTGGTGCATATGCCTCAATACGGCAAAGTTTGCGGAGGTCATTAACCATATGGGAAGCATTACCTGCAGAGCCACCAACTCCGAGTACGAATACTCTTCCTCCCTCGTTTTTAGTTTCATTTAGTACCTTTACTAAAAATTCGATCTCATCTGGTTCGATTTGAGATGCAATACCTATTACTTCATTAAAATAGTCTTCAACAAAATTCATCATATCCTCATTTGTTTATGGTACCACCAGAAGCGACACCAAACTCTAATATCATTCCTTCTTTTAAACGAGAATCATGTAAATGATCTTCGAATCCTCTATGAGGAGCATCTGATATTCTACTGTCGAGTTCAGTCATCAACTGTTACTTCTGTATATTGTTGTTCAACAGGAGTTGCATCAGGTGCTTGACGTTCTAGGAAGCCAACTTTATAGTTAGTACAACCGAAGTACTTAATAGCAAGCTCAATAACTTTTGCTGGGTCGAATGTTTTACATGAAAATACGTCCATATAAAATACGCCATCAGCTGGTACAAAGTGTGCACAAATGTTAGAAGTTTCAATCAACTGTACAAGAGTGTAGCCTTCCTTGTTACCTGAACCGAAACGAACGATCTGTGGTTCACCATAAGCGACCATATCAATATCAGTAACAAGTTGCTTTGTAAAAGCATAGATGTTATCATGGCTGTCAATAAGCTCTGCAGCTGCGCCAGAAGCATCAAAAATCAAATGGTATCCCCAGTAATCAGACATTTTCTTTCTCTCCTAGTTTTGTAATAAAATTTAATTTCTTTTCAGTTTCCCAATCTTTAAGATAATCATTATCTTCATCGAAAATCTTAAGGTATTCTTCTTCAGTAATCTCGCGATAAGAACTGATTTGCTCACCAATATGTAACTGGCTAAACTCAATTGCTTCCTGCATAACTACTGTATCGAGAGCATGCTCAAGCACATCTTCGACTTCTACAACATAACGCATGCGATGCGAACTGATCGCATCTACCAATACTAATTTTTTCATGCGTAGTTTGGTAAAATTTGTACGTAGTGAACAGAATCAATACGGAAAGAACGCCAACCACCAACTTCAATATCCCATGCGGCGATAACGTCTAAATTTTCTGGCTTCTTATGCTGCTCTTCTAGATGACCAAAATCTGTTTTCGGTGGGCAGTATTCAGGCATCAATGTGCATTTCATAAGACGTTTCGTACCATCGACTTTATCGAATGACACTTCAATAACATTAAATTTAAGATCTTTAAGAATTTCTTCTCGTTTGTATAGTGGATTGGTCATGATGTAATTGCCTCGTTCAATAGTTGTTTCGTATCATTGTTGGTTTCATTAATCTTTTCTATTAATTGAGTATAGCCTCCAATGTGAAATCCGTCAAGGACTATTATTGGATAAGATTTTGCATTTGGAAATTTATCCATAATAATTTCTCGAGTAAAATGCTCGTTTAGTTTAAACTCTGAAAAATTGATATTATTTGTTTTTAAGACGTGTTTTGCCTTTGTACAGTAAGGGCAATCTGGTTTTGTGTATACTTCAACCAATCCTATACTCATAATCTTTCACTCCAATATTTAATTTTATGTTCTTTATTATCAGGATCGTAACCAAGTTTAAACATATCATTACGAACTAACATTTCTAATTCACTGTAAATCATAACTTTCATTACAAACTTAACTCCTGATCTTTTATAGAGGTTTCATATTTATTCATCTTATCGAGGTATCCACGGTTACGAAGTTCTTTAAATACAAGATTTTCAAAACCAAACTCACCGCCAACAGCAATGGATGCTGCTCTCATATCAGCTATCTTTTTCTTTAGGTCTTTAAATGCCGATAGATCCATTTTGTGTTTAATCATATCGTCAATCATATGGGTATAGAACAAAACTTTCTTTTTTAGATTTTTATCGTTTTTAAAATCTAAATTTTCTAAATTTGGTTTCTGTATCCATTTGTTGTTTTTTAAACTGAATACGCCTTGACCTTTAGCATAACCACCTTCAGAGTCTTGAGCGTAAGGTTCAATAGGGTAGCCCAATATTGTTATATCGTGTGTAAGAGTCCATAGAACTTTTTTGCTTTGTAGATATTCATCAACAAATTCTCTATTAGGATTTAGTGCATTTCTATCAATAACAACATGAACATCGATATCTGATTTTGGAGTGTAATTGTAATTTGTATTACCTCCAATCATAATAATATCTTTAATCATTTTTGGCGGTATCTTGGCGAACTGTGCCCAAGAGTCAGCAAAGTCTAAGAGTTTCTTTCTTACATTAGACTTCAGTTCCCAACCATTCCAGAGTTTAGGATTCAAATCACTATGATACTCAAGACTAATCTTAGTTTCATTCAATCCTAAAGTATTTTTTATTGTTTTTAATGTAGATGACATAGATATATCCTTTTTCTTATCACCTATTTATTTGGCGGAGAGTGTGGGATTCGAACCCACGAAACCATTTCTGGTTCGCTCATTTAGCAAACGAGTGCTTTCGACCACTCAGCCAACTCTCCTAATTCCTATTCCTTTACTATTTCTATTTTTAATTTAGCTGTACCAGTTTCGAAGAAACCTAATGCTTTGGCTACGCCACGAGAAACATCTAGATCTCTTCCTTTAACAAATGGTCCTCTATCATTAATTCTTACGATAGCTGTTTCATTTGTTTTTATATTAGTCAATTTTAAAATAGTTCCAAAAGGGAGAACTCTACTAGCAGCCGTAAATCCATCTGGATCAAATTTTTCACCGTTAGCAGTTTTCTTTCCCTCTTGGTACCAAGAAGTTTTTATAATTTTATCTTTAGCATAAGCAATATTTGTACAGCTGGCGAATAGCACTATTGCTAGTGCCAATACCAGTTTATATGTAGACATTTATTTTCTATTATTCCTCCGTGCCTTACGCTTCGCAGATCCGATTTTCCGACGACCTTTGCGTGGGCGATTTTTTCTTTCGTGCATTATATACTCCTTTGTATTTATATCAATTAAGCGGCGAGTAGTTCTTTAAGTCTATCAGCAGCATATGAAGCAGCAAAAGCATTAGGTTTAACAAGAGGAATAACATTGCACATTCCACGAATATACCCAGTGGCTTCATTGATAACGCAAGAAGACCCGTGATGCTCATCAGGATTAATATCCAAGTGGACTTCAACATTTCTATCCTCTAGTACCTCAGCTAGTTTAATATATAGTTCTGCAATTTTATATACTTCGTTCATAAGACGCATACGTGGTTTATCTTTTTGTTGATCATAATCACGTTCACGAATTACTTCTCCGAAAATCTTACAGCCACGATTACCATCTATGTGTACAACAACTGCTAATGTATAATCGGCATGCCAAACATTATTGATTAGGAATCGTTCCGAGTCAGCACCAATATAAATTTTAGTTTCTGGTGACTGTGCATCGATAAACTGTTTTACTTCTTCTAAGTCGATTTTCTTCATTTTACACCTATTATTTGGTGTCCCCTGCCAGACTCGAACTGGCACTCCGAAGAAGCAGATTTTAAGTCTGCTGCGGCTACCGATTACGCCAAGGGGACTATTTCGGGATGTGTGACCTACTAACTTTCACTGATATCCATTCATTATAATAGCCTTTATCTTCTAAAACGTCAAGTGAAAATTGCATCTTTGCCTCGTGATAATTACACTCGCCTTTGGTTTTACACAATCTTAAAATTTCTCTTCTGAAATTATGTGCACCTAATAATTCGACGTCGGCTTTTAGTTCTTTATTAGAACCATAATAATTTTTCCAATCTGATTCAATGGTTGTTTTTTTCTTTTTACCTTTGATCTGTTTGGTTCTTTTAAATTTGAGCAGTTTCTTACCGATATATTTTTTACCGCTTGACATATTTACAATGAGGTATACGAATCCTATGTAATCATCTAGGATTTCTGAACTAACTGCTTGTCCTTTGTGTAGCCAAGGATTATCGTAGCTTATTTCCAATATACCAATTCCATTCGTCCGTCAAGATGCTCAACTATGGCGGAACAGGTTTCAACCCAATCCCCACAGTTTATATAGCTTATTCCTTCGACGTTTCGAATGTTTGGATGATGTATATGCCCACAAATGATACCTTGGACATTTTTAATTTTTGCGTATGAAGCTAAATTCTCTTCGTATTTGCCAATAAAGTTTACAGCTTTCTTTACTTTATATTTTGCCCATGCACTTAATGACCAATGAGGTAAACTGAAAAGGTTTCTAACTCTAACAACAGCAACATTAACATAGATAAGCATATCATATGCCCAGCCACCTAAATGTGCTAGCCATTTCATTTTATTAATAACTACGTCAAATTGGTCACCGTGTAATACGATATATTTTTTACCATCAACACCTTCATGAATACATGTATCGGTTAATGATATGTTACCAAATTGATGTTCGCCAAAACTACGAAGAAACTCGTCATGATTACCTGGAAGATAAACAATTTTAGTATCTTTGCGAGCTTTGCGCATTATCTTTTGTATAACATCATTATGTTCTTGTGGCCAATAAAATGATTTTTGTAATGCCCATCCATCAATAATATCGCCAACCAGATATAGCTTTTCACACTCGAATGTTTTTAAAAATTCAAGTAGCTTATCTGGTTGGCTCATTTTAGTCCCGAGATGGGTGTCCGATATGAATACCGAACGATACTGTATCATCAGAATCGTTCTCTATCCTGATCGTCCCAATCTTCATCCTCGTTTTCTTCTTCGGCATCCCAATCTTCGTCATCACTAGCGTCTTCAATGATTACATCAAGAATTGGATCAATACCGACAAGATCAGCATTATCAATATGGTTCTCTTCTAAAACTTCAAGAATACCATAATACACTTCGGTACGAAGATCATCATCTTCAATAGTAAGTTTAATGGATTCTAAAATTTCTGTAATTGTAGAAATAGTGCTCATTTATTACTCCTTACATTGCTTTTTCTTATCATCAGCAAGAGTCTTTAGATCAGTAGTAATCACAGGATTCTTAGCTGTTTTGGAGTCGGGAATAGGGAACGTCATACCAGTAAGTTTTTCAATATCTGCCACAGTCACCTGATACTGAGTGTAATCAGAGTTTAAGCCATCTTTGTGTGGGAACAAGAAAGCATAGGTTTTCTTGGTCACATCATCAATTAAAATTTTATATAGGTAATCTGGTACAACAACTTTGTCGACACCAATAGTTTTTGTACCACCAAAGTTACCAGCATATTCTGTGTGCGGATGCTTAGTTGAATATACCCATGCACGTGAAGCTGATTCTAGGTTCTTCCAAGTACCACGATTAACAGAAGGAAGTTGTGGGCTCATATTAGACATAAGGAATGACTCATGTTCAACCTGTGGATCCCAAGACATATCAGCATCATTAGCTAGGTGGCCTTGGTCATATCCAGAAGCAGCATAGTCAGATGGCTTGGCTGAAGCAGGTAACGATTGGTCAGCAGCAAATGCATTAGTACGCTCAACACAACCAATAGCATGATCAGGCGTTAAAGTCCAAGCAACCCAATCTGGAGTATGAGTATTCGGATTAAAAGCAAGTTCATAAGCTGCACGACAAACTACAGTATCACCAGCCTTCACACTTGGCTGACCGTAAGGAATTTGAGTAGCGCATGATGTAACAGGATGAGGAGGAACTTGGTCAGCTGCAACAGCATAAGAAGCAGCTGCTAAAAATAAACTAGAGAGAAAAATTCTTAAAACTTTCATTTGTCAGATCCTTTTTAACACCGCCAACAATGTAGGAAGATATTTCCGTTTCTTGTGGCGCAACTTGAACTTCAGAACCGCTGATCCATTTTTGAGACCATGGCAATGGATTAGAATTACTTTTATATATAGGCGAAAGACCAACAGCTGTCATACGTTTATTGCAGATCCATTCAACGTATTCATTCAATAGATGTTCATTAAGACCAATCATAGAACCATCTTGGAATAGATACTTGGCCCATGCTTTTTCTTGCTCAGCTGCATCTTTAAACATCTTGATAGATTCATCACGTGTTTCATCACGGATACGAGCAAAATCAGGATCGTCAGTTGGCAATACCTTTAGTAGCTGTTGAGTGCCAGCAAGATGAAGGTTCTCATCGCGAGCAATCAACTTGATGATCTTAGCATTGCCTTCCATTTTTTTTAATTCAGCAAATGCCCAAGAGCATGCGAAGCTGACATAGAAACGAACACCCTCAAGAATGTTGACTGACATAAGCGTAAGCCAAAGTGCTTTCTTATGTTCGTAACTGGCGTTTGTATTATATCCATTCAAGCCATGGAAATTATTCATATCAATCAAGTTATCATAGTACTTGCTGATATCACCAGCGCAGTCTACAATTTCTTTCATATCCATCATACCATCAAAAATTATAGACGGGTCGGCGTATACGTTCCGAATGATGTGAGTGTAACTGCGTGAGTGAATAGATTCGCTGAACGCCCATGTAAGGATCCAGTTCTCGAGTTCAGGAAGTGAGCAGATAGGACCAAAGGCAGCTGTTGGGGCACGTCCTTGTACTGAGTCAAGAAGGATCTGTCGTTTAAGATTGGAGGTAAAGATGTGCTGTTCATGAATAGTCAATCCTCTAAAATCTTTTGAATCACGTGTAACGTCAATTTCTTCTGGACGCCAAAAAAAGCCCAACTGTTTCTCAGTTAGCTTTTCGAGAAATGGATATTTTTGTTTATCATAACGAGCAATCGTTACGGGATCATCAAAGAATGCATAAACCTTTGTTGGATCTTTACGGTTAGTTGAATCAAATACACTCACGCTGCTTTTCTCCAGTACTTTTTAGCATCATAATCCATATAGCCTTCTGGCATTTCGTATAGCTTTTTAGTATCAAACTCAAACAAACATGGTGTAAGATTATCTTTAGTTTTTACATGAACGATAGTTAGTTCTAGTGCTTTCTCGATTTTATAAAAGATCTCTTCGTGTGTAAGATTGAGTTTATTCATTTACCATCTCCCGTCGTCTATGTAAAAGTGAATGCCGACAGGTCCAGCGACTAATCTAAAAACAATAATCAATCCTGGATCCATATCGGATTTTGTATTAACATAATAATACGTTCTCCATTTAAATGGATTTAAATAAAGTTCAATTTGAAAATCTGAATTTTTAATATAATTAATTAAATTTTGCATGATTCACAATCTTCATCATCAATTTCACCAAGAGCCAATGGAGTGCCGACATCAATTTCACCAGCACCATCATTTGTATTAAAATAATATAACTGTTTACCGCCATACTTATAGAACATCAATAGATGCTGAATCATAACACTCATTGGAATTTGTTCTTCGTCGTAGTATTTTGGGTTATAGGAAGTGTTGACTGATATTCCTTGATCAATAAACTTTTGCAGCACGCTAGCGATCTTAATGTATCCTTCTGGGGAAACTTGGTCCCAAAGTAAATCGTACTTTCTCTTAAGTTTTCTAACTTCGGGGACAACCTGTTTAAGAACTCCGTCCTTGCTTTGCTTAACAGATACAAGAGATCTGACAGGCTCGATTCCGTTGGTTGAGTTTGAAATCTGAGCACTGGTTTCCGCTGGCATGAGAGCCATGAGCGTGGAATTACGTATGCCATATTTTTTAGCATCCTCTCTTAATTGATTCCAATTCATATTATAGACTGGATCGACTATTTCGTCAACTTCTTTTTTGTAGGTGTCGATTGGCATGATGCCAAGGGAATATTTTGTTTCATTAGATTTAGATGGAGCTCCCTTTTCAGCGGCGAGCTCGATCGAAGCCTTAATGAGATAGTAAGACCAAGCTTCGGCGTATGCATGTAGTTTATTCAAACCTTCGTGATTGATATGCTGATAAGTAAGATCATTCCGAGCCAACCAATAAGCGAGATTGATAATACCAATACCAAGGGGTCTTCGTGCCATGGTTGAATTTTTGGCTGCAAGGACTGGATAATCTTGATAATCGAGAAGTTCATCGAGAGCACGGACAGCAAGACTACAAGGACGGGCAAAATCATTTGGTTCTTTAATCTTTCCCCAGTTAATAGCAGCTAGTGTACATAATGAAATTTCACCATCAGGATCATTTAAATCTTTTAATGGTTTAGTTGGTAATGTAATCTCTGAGCAAAGATTGCTCATACGAATAGGTGCTACTTCTTTAATAAACGAACCGTGGTCGTTAGCATGGTCGACGTTTTGAAGATAAATTCTACCAGTGTCCTTACGTTCTTGCATGAAAGATGAAAAGAGATCAATCGCAGGGATTGACTTCTTGCGGATCTTTGATGTCTTTTCATATTTTTCATAGAGTGTTCTAAACTTGTCGCTGTCTGTGAAAAACGCTTCGTACAGGTCCGGAACATCGTGCGGCGAGAATAATGTGATGTTTCCGCCAGTAAGCAGTCTTTCATACATAACCTTGTTGAATTGTACTCCGTAGTCGAGATGTCTGACACGATTATCTTCCGTTCCTTTGTTGTTTTTTAAAACGAGGATGTCCTCGACTTCCATGTGCCATAAAGGGTAGTAAAGAGTTGCTGCGCCTCCACGTACTCCTCCTTGGCTACAACTTTTAACTGCTGACTGAAAGTGCTTATAAAAAGGTATAACACCCGTATGACTAGCATCGCCATTACGGATAGTAGAGCCAATAGCCCGAATACGACCAGCTCCAATACCAATGCCAGCCTTCTGAGAAACGTACTTAACGATCGAAGAAGACGTTGCGTTAATGGAGTCGAGTGAGTCGTCTGTTTCAATAAGAACACACGAACTGAACTGCTTTTGAGGAGTACGAAGACCTGCCATGATAGGCGTAGGGAGCGATATTTCGAAATTAGATACTGCATCATATAAATCTTTAACCCATTTTAATCTGTCAACTTTATAGTTTCTAAACAACACCATAGCAATAAGCATATATGCCATCTGTGGTGTTTCATAATATTTCTTGGTAACACGATTCTTTACCAGATACTTACCCCTAAACTGCTCCATACCAGCATACGTAAGAGTGAAATCCCGCTTATGGTCAATGTAACTGTTAAGTAGTCGCAGATCTTCTGGTCCATACCATGATAAGATCTCAGGATCGTAATATCCTCCATCAACAACTTGTTTGATATGAGTAGCAAGATCAGTAGGATTGAAATCGCCATATACTTCTTTTCTTAAATTATAATTGATTAGATTACCAGCAACGTATTGATAATTAGGTGTTTCTTCATCAATTAAATCTGCCGTAGCTTTGATAAGTGTTTCTTGAATTTCAGTTGATTTGATATTATTATAAAACTGAATTTGAGATCTAATCTCTATTGCACTTTCCGAAACTCCTGTAATTCCTTCACACGCCCATTGAACCACTTTATGAAATTTGTTTAGATCTAATGGTTCTTTAGTTCCGTCTCTTTTAATTACATTTATTGGAGTTGCGATCATTTTTATACCTCTTTATTCATTAATTATTCAGTAATAGATTACTTATAAACTTTTTAAGATATAAATATCAGCGACTGATTCTTATATTATTTTTGAAATTTGAATTTATTTTTTAAAATTATTATAGGAGTCTATTATGATCGATCCAAAAACTGCTGCAAAACTCGGCGAATCATATGGCAAAGGTATAACAGACGCTGTATTTGGTATCGTTGATGTTGTAAAAAATGCACCTGCGCAAAAAGAAGCTAAAAATAGAAAAGTATTAGCTCAAAACAGAATCACCGAAATAAACAATCAAGTTATTAGAAATAATAATGCATTACGAGAACAAGCTATGCGTGAAATCGCTGCTGAACAAGAAGCAGAAATGATTGCACGTATGAGCCCAGCCCAGCGTCAAGCATTCTATCAAGCTAGAGCTGCAGCTGCTCACGAAATTCATAGACTTAAAATTGAAGCACAAAGAAAAAGCGAAGAGTTTTGGGAAATGTTTGGAATTTTATTTTCCATGTTTGTAGTATTACCGTTTTTAGCATGGATAGGATTAATTGTTTGGGGATTATCAGATTTTATGGCATGCCATTCAATGAAAAATATAATTCCTTTGATGTCAGCTATTTGTAGATAAGGAAGTATCATGTCAACAACATCAGATAAAACAGCTCAAATGAGCGAAACATTAGCAGCTAGTGCCAGTAAAAGTGCATTGGTGGAAAAAATTGTATTTGCTGCAGTTCCTATTCTTTTTTCTTGCGTAGTATATTTATTTACTGCATTAAGCGCATCTAACCATTCAATAACAGTATTAGAGAGTAAGATTGCAGTTGTTGTTAATAACGATAACAAAGCAATTCCACCACAGGGTACTACTATCGATATGGCTCAAATTCGCGAATCACTCAATGAGAAAATTGATAAAGTAGAAAAAGATGCAGCTCTTGCAAGAGCAAATATGACTTTAGAACGTGAAAAACAATTGGCAATGTTAGAAAAACAACGTATGGAAATGAATGCGGAAGCAGCTCAAGCAAGAGCTGCTATTAGATCTGAAGGTGCTGCATTATCTAATAAATTAACCAACGAACTTTCTGATCATGTTGATGCAAATGAAAAAAATGCAGCATTAGCAAGAGCAGATCTTGATAAGAGAATTGCTCTTATTGAGAAAGATTTGCAGTGGTTAAAAAAGGGAAAATAATCAACCCTCGTAGATAAT